AATGAGAGTCCCTCCACCGCTGAATAACTCGCCCGGCATTAGGACCGGAAAGTATTTGACCGAAACGATGCCACCCATCGTGAGCTGCAAGTCCCCTATCCGAGAGTATTCGATAGCCAGTGTTCCAAGGTTCTGCCCTTCGGGCGGCAACTGACCAATCCCGCGTTCCTTATCGCCTCCGACTGCTACCACGAACCGCATATCAAACCGGCCTCGATTCTCAATTCGGTTCTCTCCCGATGATCCAGGCTCGTAAATGGCTGCTCGATTGAATTGATGGATGTACCGCGATGAACTCTTTAGATCCAAACCCGGCGTGGGCCTGAACTGGCAATCAAAACCAAACGCGGCTTCGGTGCCGACCTGCTTGGGTTCTTCGTAGTAGATCGACGCCGTGACTTCGTAGAACCCATATTGCTTGATCTGCCAACCGCCATCATCAAGCGTTTCCAACACGTCAGTATGCGATTCAGTGACGGTATTGGAATCACCTGCGTAGATGTGGTTCAAATCCGCAAGCACTATGTCATCGGGCACGAACTGCACGGAGTAGGTTGCATCAAGACTTCCAATCACCGGCCTACGATGGGGAGCAACCCAGCAAAGCAATTCCGATCGGCCGTCTCTCCTCTCGTCGTTCGAATCGCTAGCGGGTGCCAACAATTTTTCGACCCTCATCACCTGCATCGCCGTCTGGTACATACGCTGCGAAAACCAATAGCTGTAGTCGATGTCGTAGTTGTTCCAACGATCTGGCTGGAACTCATTGAATGCCCCATTGATGACGTTTGCTAAGCCAGACCAATAGTCAGTACCAAAGCCAGACGGGTATCGCCATAATCCATCAGCAGCCTCGTCAGTGAACCTCCGCCCTACCGCTGGAAAGAATGTCTCTAGAAAGATATTTGTCTCTTCCGGCTTGGCCCATACTCGAGCAAGAACCGGCCAATCCATGGTCACCTCCCCATCGGGTACATCCTCAGTCAACGGGACTGGGCCATTGAACGCCAGACGCCAATAAGTGGTTGCGTTCCCTGATGTGATGGACCTCGCATCGTAGTGATCCGTTACAAGCGACTCGACTGAATCGGCCCCTGAGGCAGAAACACCAATCAGGCAGGGTGCAAACTCACGGATAAGACCATCGCTCTTGACGATTAGTCGACGGCTTTCCTCAACGTATGTCTTTGCTGCGGGCATTCGGGTTATTCCTTTGCATCTGATCTCGCTGAAGGGTTCGCAGCAACGCAAGCTTCTCGCTTCGACGTTCGTACGACATGACGTTCACAAACCCCTCTATGTTTCGATGCACTTCGGTCGAACAATACCCACTGCCATCGATCGAAAATACAACTTGGGCAATCACGCCATCGGGGGAGAATGGCAGGATCATCGGATAGCCACCACTACCGGGATTCTTGACCGCGTACTTTTGTCTCGCATAGCCGATGTAGTAGTCGAGCCTCTGACCAACGTCAAACAAGTTGTCTATGTCCTGACCGTCTGCGGACTGTCGCCACGTTGGGATGACATCGTTGCGGGATTCCCATGCGATCGTCCCGCCTTTGGATCGATCGATTTCAACATCTTTTTCGAGACGGTAGGCCGCATTGGTCTTGCTCGACAGGTACTCAACGGATGTCCTCAAGTAGATGTTAGGAAACCTATAGCCTTGCGGGACCCGATCGCGATACCCGATGTAGTAAACGGGGTCTTGGAAATGCACGAGGCCGCGTTCTTGGTCAATCGAAAAGCTCTTGCTGTAGATCTCCTCGGGGTGCTCATCGAAGTCCTTGGTGATCTCATTCGTGCTGTTCGTTCCCGAACCAGCCTCATCATAGAACTGGCCAAAGACCTGCGCATCCTTTCGCCTAACCGGTTGGTTCTCACTGGCATAGCCGGAAGCCTTCACCACCGCTGTATCAACTTGCTTGTCCAAGAACCGCAATTGACTTTCGGCCACCAGCGGAAGATTCGTTAGCGGCATCTCGTCGTAATCCGGCCGCCTGATTCGAAACACGCGATAAACCGATTGGGCATAACGCTTGACCGTTTCCAGATCCAATTCGGTTGTGACCACCCTGCGAACTGCCCGCCCCCTGCGCCGTACCTTGATCTCACGTTTGATGTTGAGCGTGAAGTTTTGCAGGTTGGTTGGTGAACCTGCTTTGATCCAACCGCCTTTGGGACGGTAGCTCAATTCATCGATGGGCACATAGGACCCGTCTAGCTCTCGTCCATAGGGTTCGAGATACATATCGAATTCCCATTGCATCGGTGCCGTGGCTACTCCCACGCGGGCAGGACGGACCCCAAAGTCGAATGCCTCACCTACCGAGCTGCTTGGAATCTTGGGCAGGTCACCACCCACGCCATCGGGATAGACGACAGCCCGGTCATCTTCCAACACAGGGATGCACTGGGCTGTTTTGCATAGCTCATCAAGTGCCTGATCGGGACGCGTCATATCCCAATTCACATACGGCAATACATCAGCGGGGACTCGCGATAGATCGTAGTTTGTTTCACCGCAAGCATCCAAAGCCAAGGCCATTAACTCAGGCAGAGTCTTTCTCGCAAAGAGAGAACCATCTAGGTCAATGTTGTATTCCCCACTGACCTGACCAAACTGCCAACGCCACCTGCGATCCAGGATGTTGACGTTAAGGATCTTTTCATTATCGGCCCGCACTTGCACATCTGATATGACGGACCCTGAGAATCGAACGGTACGAAAACCATCTGAGAAGATCATCGTGTGGGGATTCCGGTCAAGCTGATACAGCCCGATCGGAATCGATAGCGAGCAGACCGATGGCGTAACCCCACGCGAGAGAGGGAAGTTCACGTTGCGGACGCCCTGAATGGGCCCGAATTCAAAAATTGGTTTTAGCGTCATTGGTTCTCCGCTGGGATCCCCTTGGCTTCAGCCATGGGGATCTTTACTACACCGAAGTCATATTGGGATCAGGACCGCCACCGTTGCCCCCAGTCCCGGGATCGTTACTGCCAGACTCGACAACACCCCCAGTCGTCGAAAGCGATGCACCTCGATAGACAATCGCTCGGGAACCAAACTCGGATTCCAACCAACCAGGGCTATTGAGTAGCAACAGATGGGGAACGGTCTTGAGTGGGTCTAGCACGCGAGCCGTTACCGACTGTAGACGCACAGGAGAGACGATCGACCGAGTCTCTTCCACTGATCCGAAATCAAGAACGCCATCGACGCCCATGACGACAGAATCGGCTAGCCCCCACTGCGCAGAATCGGGTTCATAGTAGGTGTTGATCCCCGACACCGCCCCAGCGACACCATAGGGCAGCGCCGCGGTGGTAGCGATCAGGACGAACGTGTCGTCATCCGATCGTTCCACCGAGTAGAAACCATCGGAAATACTGAAGCGGCCAAGCCTTGCGACGTAGACGCGATCACCGGTCACCAATCCATGGTCTACATCGGTGATCTCCAATCGGGCACCGTCCACACCGAGTGAGTCAATGACACCCTGACGGCCGACAAAGCCCTTTGCTTCGTAATTCAGAACCGCATCTTGAATCGTCAGACCGCCACAATTTCCGACGCCACCAATACGCCCCGACCCACCGTTGATCGAAGCATACCAGGGCACCGAATCACCACTCACGTTGCTGCTCACGGATTCGATATTCTTGATCGTCGCAAACTCCGTCCAATCCAATTCGGGCTCCACCGCATTACCTGACGATGGCTGGATGCTCACGTCATCAACGATCGCTGTATGGTCCGCACCTTCACCAATCTGGACCGAAGCATCTGTGATCTGTAACGAGCGAATGAGACCCGCCAGGACGACTGTACGACTTACGCTATCGGCCTGCGGTGTGGTCGAACTCAATACCTTGATGTCAGCGGGCTGAACAATGGTGTCCAGCTTCACCAGCTCCGGACCGATGCCGGTGGATTCCGAACCGATCCCAATGCGGGCCGGAAAGAAACCCGATGAGCTTGAAAGGACCAGGAACGTCGGAATCGTTCGGGGTGTCCCATCATCATCGAGTGCCGACAACCCGATCGAACCGGTGTAACTGCGGTAAACATCCAGACCATCGAATGCCCCCACGCCTTCGATACCGTAGATGCAATCAATGTCGCTATTCTCAAAGACCGCGGTGTCGCCCGTTGTCGGCACCCGATTCTGAGACCAGTTATCTTTATCGGTCCACCAATTGGGACCGGTGGGCGTCTGCACCGTTTCAGAATCAACAGCCGCAACCGACGGGATGGTAAGCGAACTGCCATCGCCAACGAGAGTCGGCATATCGGTCAATGCCTTGCCGCTTCCGTATTTGATCGTCCAAGGACCACCGTTGTTACCGCTGACTGTCGCATTCCCGCCACCGATGCTCGCCAGTCCGGTCAAAGCTGTCTGTATCGTGGCAGCACTCGCGTTATATGCCAATGCGCTAGTTGTGTTCGCGCCGCTAGTCAGCGTGAACGTCCCACCGGTAGGGGCCGATTCGAGAACCAATTGTTGGATCTCATTGCGGGCCACAATCGCAAACTGAACAATCTGACAATCGATTGCATCGGTGCCAATCACATCGACTAGCGAAACATCAAGAATGCCGCCATCCGAGGGTGCAGAAAGCTGCAGAGTCATCGTGTAAACGGAATCGACATACTCAGCCGATGTGCATTGCCAAAACGCGTCGGCAAATGTCTGGATCTCGGCTGAAATTTCAGCCGCCGAAGGTGGAAGCCCACCGACAGCGTAGTCGACTGTCTTCGTCACACCCTGATACGTGAATTGGATCTGGCCATCGACTGACCGGTCTGGGCTGTTGATGATTTTGACCACCAACTCAGTAAGCTTCTCACTCTGATCTGAATTGGTGAGCGTCAGTTCCGCCCCTTCCATCTCAAGCTCACCGAACGTATCGGATGAGTAGATGCTAAGCGTGTAGTTGTTCGTGTCGTCCTTGCCGACCGATACCGATGCAGCTTCCAGATCCGTGATCGAACGCAAGGCAGATTCGATTTCATCCTCACTCGATGCACCGGTGATGTAGTGTGAATAGTTGTTTCCAATGAAGAACCGATATTGCGTAGCGGCATTACCGGCAAACACAGTCGGCCCAATCGAATAGGTCTTGCTCGACCGGCCACCGTAGACGGTCTTGGTCGTCAGCACATCGGCTACGCCCACGAAGTCATCTGATTTGGCAGCCAATCGAAGCAGGTTCGTTGCTGCTTTGGTACTTTGGAATTCAATCTGAAAACCATCTGCGACCGAACCGCTTACCGCTACATCACCGCTCGTGAATTGGTCTAGTGCGAGCATCGCGGTCTGAACAGCCGATGCACTCGCGTTGTAGGCCAAATTTGTGACCTCAGATCCCACTTGAAGATCCCATGTCCCAGCGGTGGGAGTCTTGGGAAAGGTGATCGATTGGATCTGATTGCGGCCCGCAGAACCCTTTTGCAACTCCGTAGCACGGATGGTCGCCGATGCCGGATCCTCGACCGTCAATGAGACATCCAATGGCGAGCCCGTCGAATCCCCCGTTGCTTGAATGGCCCACGTGTCATCATCAAGGATAGCAATGAGGCTAACGCCGTTGTTCCCGTTGTTGGTGAAGAGACTACCGCCTTGCAGACTCAGAAGGTTGTCAACCACATCCTGGGCTCGCGAGAGTGAGCTAATCACATCCCCCACCACCGATGCCGGGTAGGTGTATGAATAGACCAGCGAACCGACACGAAGACGCCAGACCGTTCCGGCCTTCACGTTCTGAACCCGAAAAACATCCTGGGCCACTTTCGGTTGTGCCTTACCTATCCATCTATTGCTTACCATCTTGCATTACCTGAGTGAGTGGGGTGACCCGAACAAGCGGGTAGGAAACTCGTAGTTGTAGGTCCATGAAATACTGGACCCCAGATAGTCGGTTGTGTTGCCGTGGTTGAATGGCACCAGCCCACCCTCATCGATAGTCGGCAACTGATCGACCAACGCTTGGGGCCATATCGGCGGCGGGATGTTTGGGGTTCCGAACTGGACTGATGCGGACCCGCTTTGACTGGCAACGCATTTCGAGTGCGTTCTCAGCAATTGCCGAACACCCGGGCCTCGGTTGACTTCGATGACTCCATATCGGGCGCCACCGCCACTAATCGAGATCCGCTCATCGAACGTCAGGTAGATGTCGCGTCCTACCTTGGCTGGTATCAACCCCTCGACAGCCACCGAGTAAGATCGATAGTTGACGTACTCGCCACGGCTGCCGGTCGGGAACTGCGGGGGCTGGGTTATTTTGGTCCCACCGATGCAATCACGGGTTCTCAGCTGGTGGTAAGAGGGCAGACCGTTCTCCTGCTCAAGAATCACATCCTGCCCGCCCCGGGAATACGCGACTTCGAAGGCTGCGATTGTGGCCCGCATGGTTGCTTGGGTTTTGCCCAAGTTGTAGAGCTTGCCGTTGATCTGCCATGTGTGGCGGACGGCTATGGTCTCACCACGTGCATCTTCGACAGCGAACTTGCTGATCGAGACATTAGCTTCGGCAATGCGGTGCCTGTAGTTGCCGATTCGTAGGTGCACTACCTAGGGCCTTGTAGAAAGTTCCGGTCTAGCTTGATGAGCTAGTGGACTCATATAGGGCGACAACAGCAAGATATTGCAGGGTTGGGAATGCCTGGGCGTAATGCAAGCTTCGGGCGGCCTATTCCCCCGCAGGCATTCGCAGGTGGTCTGGTGTAACTTGAGTTCCGCGAGACTCAGAATGCGGGCGTTGGTTCCATAACTTTCGGCATTCGGGGAACCTTCGACTGTGTCGGGTCGTCAATCCACAATCGCCGCACGCGATCGCAACAGATTGGAAAGGATGCCCTGTATTTAGAAACACAGGACCAACGTTACCGGAGCTACAGCACGGGCAAGGTTTCAATTCGTCACTCATTTACTCAACTCCAGACCCGTGACAGTACGGGTAGATTGGATCATCGAAAAAGATCGCCCGCACGACATCTAACCGCCATGCGGGCGATCTTAGGGGCACGTTTTGCACAGACTCCCCATCCAAACTGCTTTGGGTTGCTAAAGTTTCATGTCGATTCTCCTTACGTGACGTGCGGCCAAAAACACTCGGAACTAATCGCCCGCAATGGGTGTCGCAACTTCCGGCATATCCATTAGCCATCGTGTTGCGATCCGCCTGTTGGCTACTTGTCGAGCCCATGACGAGGCGTTGAAATGGATCGGGCCGGATTTGCACCGGCTTGCCCTATCAGTTCCGAATACTTCGGGCGACGGTTCGGACTTCGCAACCCCGCCACGCTTTCCTACAGCGTTCGCCGATCCTGCCACTTGGTTGACTTCATCGGTTCCCTCGCGGGATACCCCTGCCTTTAGGCATGGGGAGGGATAGCGAGTTGGTTGGAGCGACTCGATGTCGCGAACAAACAAACAACTCACTTGACTTATGAGCGGATTGATCTATAGTTCCGGCATGCAACTCACAGTCAAAATCAAACTGCTTACCGACGCCGCCCAGAAAGACGCATTGCTGCGTACTTTTAAGGCGTTCAATTTGGCGGCTAGCCACGCAGCCAAGATTGGCTTTGATGCCAAAGTGTTTTCGCAGCCCAGTATCCACCGCCTTTGTTACAACGATTTGCGAGCGGAATACGGACTTGGAGCACAACTGGCGGTCCGGGCAATCGGCAAAGCTGTTGAGTGCTTCAAGCGGGACAAAAAGGAATGTCCCGTTTTCCGTGAACGATCCGCAATCGTGTACGACGAGCGGATTATGCGGTTCAAGGGTTTGACACACGTGTCGCTTGGGTCGCTCGCCGGTCGCTTGGTTGTCCCAATGGTGATTGCTGGCTATCAGGAATCCAGGTTGCAAGAAGCGATTAAGGTCGGACAGGCCGATCTTATTTACATCAAGGGCACGTTTTACCTTCTGGTCTCGATCAAGCTGCAAGACGTACCGGAAACTGTCGCGACCGAGATGCTCGGTGTCGATTTCGGCGTTGCCAAAATCGCAGTGGACTCCGAGGGGAACGCCTATTCGGGTGCCGAACTTGAGGCCAAGCGTGTCTGGTTCCACGAACGCAGGCGAATCCTGCAAGCTGTCGGAACCAAGTCGGCTAAGCGTCGGCTTAAATCCATGTCCCAAGATGAATCTAATTACAGGAGAACTAATAACCACCAAATCGCACGACGCATCGTTGACCAAGCCAAAGGCACGAACGCCGCTATCGCCATTGAAGATCTCAAGGGGATACGCGACCGGAAACGGTTCAGGAAAAAGCAACGAGCACGCATGAGCGGATGGGCCTTTCACCAACTTCGGTTTTTCTTGGAATACAAGGCTGCATTGGTCGGCGTCCGCGTAATTAAGATTGATCCTCGCAACACTTCTCGCACCTGCAACGTTTGCAAGCACTGCGAAAAGGCAAATCGCAAGAGTCAGTCGGAGTTTGTGTGTAAGTCGTGTGGACATAGTGATAATGCTGATCGAAACGCTGCGAAGAATATTCGCAACAAGGGGTGTGTAGACCATCCTATAGTAGGAACTGTTGACGGCACTGCCTTCGGGAATTGTGCTTGAGGTTACTTACAAAAGCCCCCGGATTTATCCGTGGGGATGTTTACAACCTCCGCATCCGCTGTGACCTCGGATGGTTCGATGATTTGCCGCTGAGCGGTCAGGGATCTTGGGAGGCAACCTCGCTCCCCACAACGGTTCATGCTGGCTCTTGCCCGTTGCCGACGATCTATGCCCGATGTTGCCACCGGATTGTCACGACATGCGTGACGCCAGACCTAGATGCTTCCACTGTCTTTACGCATTCACTTCAGCCAAAGCCACGTACCAACCAAACCGCAGCTCCTTGCCTTCAGGCACCTTGTCAGCAATCACCCGATCACCGAGCTGCAACGCATAAGGCGAGCCACCCACCTGGAATAATCGGCCACATTGACGACGAACTACCGAATTGGGTGCTGCCGTCCCGTAGTTGCCCTCAGCATGGTCATCGAGCCCGTGTAGGTCATCGATACCTAGACAAGCATCGCAGTGATCTTCGTGCCGTTTGCCATCGACTGAGGTGCTGAATTTCTCGCCACAATTGGTGATGTAGATGTCGCGGTACTGGTTTTGGTGCATCTTGGAATCTCCGTTGAATGATTGCTGTTCAATGGAGTAGACGCAGGGAAGTGAGGACGATTGCGCACCGGCGACGATTCTATCTTTCGCCGAGTTACCCAATGCTTATCGGGGTGCAGGAAACAAAGCCAGTATTCACCGTCCATCTTGCGCACGCGAAAAGGCTTGCTGTGGTTATCGATAAAAACGAAATCCAGGTCGGTAGCATTGTCTGGCATCTCTTGGTCTTTTACCAAATGCGAGCGTAAATCCCCCGGATTTATCCGTGGGGAGTACGTCAATTGATGATGTTCGTTAATCTATTCAGCAACAGCGGCTCAGGGCGAGCAGTAAGACCGCGATCACGAGAGCAAACCCAATAGCGTTCGCAATCTCGCCAGCCCGATCGGTAGGGTCGTTGTCTGGGGGGCTCATTTGTCGTTCTTTAATTCTTTGCGGATTTGGTCAACCTCATACCAAACCCTGCGGACCTGGGAAACTGTCTCGCGAGCCAATCGGAGGTCGCTGCTGTACGACCGAAAGTCCCGCTCCATGGCGTTGTGTCGTAAGACGGTTTGGTCGTGGTAATACTTCGTCGCCACTAAGCATCCGAAGCTCGTGGCGAACACTAGGGCAAACATGACCCCGGCCCAAAAGTAGGTTTTCAAAGCGACTTGTAACCATTGCTGCTGTATCGCAGGGTCCTGCTCGGGTGAGCTATCGGAGGTGTCTTTTGGTCCGCTCATTCCGATTGGTCAGTTGATTCGTAAGTTGTCACTTCCGCATCGAACTGCCCGTCAACAAATCGCAAGGCTTCGAATTTGACCAAATCCGATAAGCCGGTTTTGCAGACCTCTGCTGTCTCGAATAGTAAATCATATAAGTAATACTTGGTTAGGGAGGACGCTTGGAAGTTTTCCCCAATGAATGCCTCCAACTCGTCTCGTGTTTCAAAAACCCTCAGTGGGATACCGCGTGAAGACTTCACTACTCGTAACAAATACCCGTTCATTTGTTTCTTCCTTTTAGCTTTCGTGTCGAAATGATTGTCAGTTAGTCCGTGAGATCCAATTCTGATGCGTACCGCAGAAACTGTGCTTCGGCCTCTGTTGGACTCCAAAAGCCAAGAACGATTTCGCGGTCACCAAGATCTCCGAACCCTTCCCACTTCTCGCGATCCTCAGGCCACATCGTCTGCTTCTCAGCTTTGAGCATCGCCCGGTCATATTGCTTGACGACATCGATACAGCTGTCGAAATCAATATCAAACCGCAGGCTGATCGCGATCTCCATCCTTCCCTCGACTACCGAATAGGCAGGCAGGTTGTTCTTGAGTGGCTTGACCACATCGCCTAGGTAAGCCTCAGCCGCATCGTGCATCAGCACGGCCGCATACGTTTCCCAGCAATCAAGATCATCTTGTACAGCCAAATCCAACGCGTGGCAGCAATGCTCAGCGACGGAATAAAACCTCGGGCACTGACCACCGAACCTGCATATCTTCGATAGACCAGCTGCGATGCTGCGAATATCGATGGTTGCTGGATCCGGATTCAGCAGGTCGACGTAATGGCCAGCGGATACCTTGATCGTGTTGTCGCAACACCCGAACGTGTCTGGGACTTGGCTCATTGAATTGTCTCCTTGACCCGCGGTTCGTTTTCGATCTGATGATAAAATACGTTTGATGCATCGAAAATTTCGTGTTCGATAGCCATCTTTGCGATGGCACTAACTGGCGTTCCGTGTTGATTTCGACTCGCGCACAGTTTGATCTGGTCAACAGTCTCAGCCCGAAACGCATGAACCTCGACAGCCCACCCAGCGACGTAGGCTGCCGTTCCGTAATTCTGCCTCTCCCATGAGTGGATATTGGTGTTGTCAACCACCAATAGACGATCAGAGTCGCTCGTTTCTCCCATCATGGAAAGAAACCTGTTCATGCAGTATGAGTGCGCGATCGGCAGGTTGGATGGGTCGAAGTTGTACTCCCCCGTGATTCGATCGATGAAGTAATCATCTGCCGAAACACGAACGAATCGGACGTTATCTGACTCCGCTTCCTTCTTCCACTTCTCGCAAAGCGTTGACTTACCACAGCCCGATGGACCGCTCAAAATTCTTACTGTCCTCATGCTTACCTCAGCTTTCACAACTAATTTCTTTGCTTCGAATCCCCAGCACCGTCCAACTTGGAATCAAACACGTCGATTGCTGAATCGTATGCCTTGCTACCCCGCCGACCATGAGCTTTTCCATACACATCCTGCATGACCGAAAGCATTTTGTCCGTAAACTCATGCTCGCCAAATGGACGCTCTAGCAATCGATCACACATCGAATCGCAGAAGTTACCGGGCTGATTTTGCAGCACGTCGATCAGCCATCCATTCTGTTCCATCATCGCTTCACGGAGCACCAATCGTTCTTGCTCTGCCTCGTGCCGACCTAGCTCGTAGTCGGTTATCCACAGACCGTGCTGTTCGAAATTTGCTTTCCGCTCTAGGTCCAACCGAGCATCTCGCTCTACGCTATCGGCACGTCTTTTCGCTTCCCGACGTTCACGGGCTAACTCCTGCTTGCGTTGCTTCTCAGCCTTCCCAATCGCTGAAACAAGTTTGTGATCACCAATCTTTCCAACGCAGTCACATCCGACAACAAAACGCTTCTCGTCAGCGTTCTCGCACACATAGTTGTGTACCAACTCAGTCCCACAAACATCGCAATCACCGAATGTCACGCCATTAGACCGGGCGATCTCAGCAAGCTCCCGCATTCTTGATTCGTAGGCCATTGGATTCTTCTCAGCCACTTGCGAAGACGGCAGCGACTCGCAGAAAAGAAACCGATAGGGGGCCGCCCCAACTTGCTGCTCAAATTTGTGCTCCAATACCATCGTCGACATCACATCTATCCCGCGTTTCGTATAACCATTGCCATCATCGCCGCATCGTCCCAATCGAACGACGAACTCTCGTCTTGAGCCATCCGGCCAAGAGCACGAAGCATCTGGGTCTTGTACCTGCGTCGATACCGAATCAGAAACGTCTCGCCATCACTGCAAACCAACGCCCCAATGCACTCACGCTCATCCGAAAAGTGCATCACTACAGAATCGCTAGGTTGCACTTCGTTGAAGCTAATTCGTCCGTCCATCGCTGCTTATCCTTTTGGGTTCACACAGATAGACGCACAGGCAAGCTCACGATTGCGCGTTTTTCGACCGACGGTACATGTTGGACTTCGCCAGAGCCTGCCCTGCTTGCAAAGCCCGCTTAATGATGGCCATGTTGTCGGCCCATACCGGACAGCTGCTTAGATGCTCCGGCACCTTGTACGCCCCACGTGTGGCCTGGATGCGGTCGTACATCTGCCACGCCTCATAGTTCCGCTCTGTCAGTCGATAGAACCGCTCGTTCTCCGGTCCCTTCCGCGGACAATCATCACACGGAGGCGGAACCTGACGGACGATCGGTAGATTCTCACCGTCGACCTCGTACGTCTGAGGCTCACCGTCTGGGATCGTGTAAACGTGCTTCTGGCACTCAGCACAAGTCAACTGAGAAAGCGTTGGATAGGCCGCAAGATGCTCCAACGCCGTGGCTAGTTTTTTTGCGAGTCCTCAACGAATTCAACCGGTGTGTTGAAGAACCCGTCATCGTCGTCGCGATCATCAGCTCGCTTAGGATTCACCACTCCCGCGTAGGTCCCGAATATGACCATCAACGAAAGTGCTTGCTGAATCCTCTGGTGAAGGATCAACGCATTCTGATAGGTGACTGCCATCTTTCCACCCTTGTGGTCTTTGGCATTCCAAGACACCACCTGCTTGGCCAGAACCGCACAAGCAGACTCAAGCATCTCAACTTCATCGTGGTCTTTAGTTCGTCGCCGATACTCCGCCACCCGTCGTGGTGGCAATGGCCGGAAGCTGACTTCAATGCCGGGATATAGACCCTCTTCACCGGGGATATACCGTTCAAGGGTGTATCCATCATCGTCACTCGGGATTGTATGGCCTACTGGCGTCTCTACAGTCATCACTTACCTTTGGTTTTATTCTCAGCCTTGGGTTTCACCGTACAGGCTTTCAACAGGTTCGAACTTACCGAACCATCTACCTCGATAGACTCAGTCGAGGTAAAGACGACCATCGAGAAAACGCCGTCTTTGTTCTCAAACTCAACGTGCGAGTTACGGCCTTGAAGCTTCAGGATCTCCATCGCATCCTTGACCACCGCAACTGCTTGGAGTTGATTGGCTGCATCACCGTTTGGGGCTTCGATCTTACGCATTGACGACCTCGATCTGAACTGGGTAAGGAATGGCGTTATCTGGATCCATCTTGGCCATACACGAATAGGTGTTGTTGATTCGTGACCGACCCGACAACTCTGGCTTGTCGATCACGAATTCCAGATTTGGAAACGTTAAATTGAATTCACTTGTGCCTGCCACGAATTCAACCGTAGCCGCGACGGTCTGAATCGATCCAATCTTGGCAACCTCAGCAGCAACGTCCCACGGCAGCTCGACACTCAGCTCATGGGTCTGACCACCGCTAGGCATCTCCTCTCGGGTCAACGAGTTGTAGAAGCCTGATAGATCCAGATTGTGATTCACCGTGTAGTTGAAGGATTTCATTCGGGTGACAGTCCCCCCGAACGTCAATGTCGCTTGCCGGAACACAAATGGCTGTTCCGATGATGCAACAATCGCACTGGGGAAGGCAGCAACACCACCGGTTGTGGTCAGCGTCTCAGTCTGGCCTTCGACGTTCCAATTGAGCAGCAACAACGGTGAGCTATCGGAAGCCGACCATGTCGCAGAGGATGTGACGCAATTGTCATAGCGGTAGATCACATCGAGCTTGGGGTCTAGCTCGCCCCAATGGTGATAACCGCACATCTCGCCCGGGTTCAGGATCCCCGCAGTGAATCCCGGCCCGCCAAAGATCGCATGGCATACCGCCTCGAGATCCTCAGGACGCGGATTCATGGTCACCGCCCCGCTGACGGCCTTGGTTGAAACAACGTCCTCACCCTTCACATCAAAGATCGTCCCTTTGATGCCGTCATCGGTGACTTTGTTGGTGATGCCCTTCAGTCCGAAACTGTTGACTGAAAAGAGCTTCGTGAATGCCGAAGCCTTGGCAGTGTTGTAGAGTGCGAACCCAATCTTGTGGCCGCGTGGGATATTAGCGTTGCAGTTTTCGTTTGCCATCTATCTTAGACCTACAGTATGCCGCTGGGTTGTTCTGATACACACCGGAAGACCAAGCTTGAACAGTCATAGGACTTGAGCCACCTATCGGGCAGGATGATTGATCCCGGTTGGATGTAAACAGAATGCACGGCCTCGACATCTGGTAGCGGACAGTGGGCAAAACTCAGAGCCATCTTCTGACGGATGCTCAATAATTGCTCCAAACCATCGCTGTTTTTCCTGCCTGCCTTGCGGATCAAAAGCACCTGGACGAAGTAACTAGCTGACTCCTCCATGTTGTTCGCGGTCGTGTATTGCTCGGGCTTCGGGAAGTAAAAGACCCCATATTCCCTGTCGCCATTGTCGATCGCCAACTCTTCATCGGGGTTGTATGGCAGCTTCACCACGTAATGCGAATCCGGATCACTCATCACGCCGGGTAGATCAAGCGATAGCACGAACTCCCTGACCCCGTTGAGGCACTGCCAATGAATGTCTTCCCCTACGTCTGTGATCCGGCAATGAATGGGCGCGATTAGCCCCGCATCGTTCACCCCAGCAATGAGATGAGGACCTAACCCACCAGCAAAGTCTAGCGTGCCATTGCCATCGATCTCGCCAATCTCCACCGCCATACGTCTGGCATTCGAACCTAGAAACGCACTCGCGTAGATCTTGGCCACTCCAGTGTTAGCAGCTAGCGATACGACCGCCCCTGTTCCATCACCATTGTCTGACACACTTATTACAGCCATTAGGGCATCACCTCTTCTTCGATCACCGATATGCAATTGATTTCCAACTCAGCCCCTAGCAACCCCTGCGAGTCTTCATTCAGGTAGAAGAACTCACGCGCGGGGATATTTCCACCGCCATCGTTTTGGGTCGCAGCGTATGGAATCTCGTTCCCGTCGATTCCTATCGTGATTTGGTTGTTCTCCAAGACCATACTAGCCCCTGGATTCCCGTAGTCCGTTGCGGCAGTCATCATCACATAGCTGAGTCTCAACAACGGGTGGGGGCCGTAGATCGCAACCGTCACCGGTGAATGCTCCGGCCATGCACTACCGCTCTCACTTTCCTCTCGCAGGAAGTTCTTGCCTACCTCGTCACCGAATGTCTTGCCAGCGATTTTCAGCGGCTCACGATAGTCCGATGACTCGACCCGTTCTGCCGTCTCTAGTAGTTCCTTAGCGAAGTCCTCAAGCAACATCTGGGGCCACCGTGGTATTGCAATAGGCTCTGATACGAGAGTTGAGCATCTCACATCGGGTAGATTCCACGACGTGATAGGCGGGGCTTATCTCGCGATCGTAGATAACTGCCTCGTTCTTGATCTCAACCCCAACTCGCTCTAGCTCAGCGGTAAAGAATACGTACTCATGATCTGAGGCATCTGCGTCAGCCTCTCCACGTGCCTGCTTCTTATTCGATGGTCTACGCTCACATTTCACCGGAACGCCTGACGTGTGCAAATCACGGCCTGCATAGGCGTAGACCACAACTTCGATCCTTCCTGGAATCATGCCAGCTTTTCTGGCTAGCATCCTGCGATTGATGCTCACAGCTTGTACCTCCGTAAGACAGCCATCGCAGAATGGGGGACCATCGATAGTTGATCCTTACCAATTCGGGTGTAGCTGTAGTAATCAAGGCTCTCTGATGCGTAGACCCCACCGGATTCGTTTGCATCTCTGACCATGGATGCGATCTCAATAGCGGCTGTCATCAAGTCCTGTGGTACGGAATAGATGCCCGCTACGTAGGTGACCTGGAAGCAATCGAGCGGTTCATACAACCGACGCTTGATTAGATGCCGACCGCCCTCCATAGCCTTTGGGATCGCATGCAATTGGACTTCCACACCCACCGATAGATTCCGCTTGCGTGTCAGCTCCCATTCGGTCGTTTCAATCGTCTGGCTTTCACTCCATAACTGATCGGGAGTCTTGGCCTGAACGGTAATCACCCGAAAGACAGGACATGGACGGCAATCAAAGAACCGTCCATTGGGCGTCCCTTGCTGAACAACTACCGGGAATAGTCGTGCCGGTGCCAATGCATCGTCAGAACTAATCTCTAGCCAATGGTCTAGATCATCCATTCCCACCGCAGTGATCTCAAACACCTCAGCATTCAGGCCACCACCAATCAATGCAATCGAATCGCCCGGCTGGTAAAGACCACCGTCGTAGGTGATCCGGTAGATCGAACCATCAACTGTGACGCTCCGGACTTCGGAACCGAATACTAGACCGGTGACGCCCTCCACTATCGCCTGCGTGGCAGACAGCAAGAATCGTCTCGTTTCTTCGCCCAAAGTGACATCGGGGACCAACGCACAATGGACTGCTACGGGTATCAGTCCGGACACGGTTTACTCGCTTGCCTTGGCCTTAGCGATCGCTTCTTGGATCTTGGTCACAGTCGAAGGACCGATGCCACTGATTTCCTTGCCAAGCGACTTGGCTTCGATCTTGTCCTCGATCTTGTCGGAATCAACCAACCCGGCTTCGATCAACAATCCCTTGACGCTCTCAGGCAAGTCGAGTGCCTCGGTTGCGACCGGGGCCGATTCCTCCGCAACTACTGCCGACTCATCGGCCTCATTTTCGATATCTGCAAACGCAGCGACCAAACCCTTGGCGAGCTTGATCTGGTAGACGCAGTATTCTTCGTTCCAGACCCGCTGTTGTTCAAGCAACCCACCGTAAGCACTCAAGATCGATTTGAATTCGCGAGAATCAACCCCTTCGGTCTCACGACAGAGAATGGAAGCCGCCATGTGGAGCTGTGTAGCAACCCACTTCGGATTCAATTTGAGGCTTCGCGAGAGGACACGGAATGCAGGCAGTCCGATCAACTCAGCTGCAACACTACGAACTTTTTCGGACGACATACAACGGACCTTCTGTTTTGTGAATGACTGGCTTAGGTTTAACTGCCTTTCGAGCCCCCACATACTGCGATTAGCCAACGCCAACCCCAACGCTTGGCGCATGAAAAAAGCCGCCTGAGAATCATCCCAGGCGGCTTCTAGATCATCGAGCGAAAGGCAAAAAACTCTCGAGGATCGTATTGATTACGCCAAAGAACTATTGGCTTTGACGCCCTTATATTGACGCCCAGTCGGCACGAAGAACACTTGCGATACAACCGCTGTTGAAGCAGATACCAACTTGACCCGAACGTGAGAGAAACCGTTTGCGACATCCAAGTCCTGAGGCAGGACAAAGATATTCACCACCGCAGCTTGATCCGTATCGGCGATCACAAAGTCATTCGCCGGTGTTTCACGGCTTATCGCCGTAGCATCCGCCCAAATATCAGTCGCTGGACTGAACGCGCCGTCAGCAGCGATCTTGCTCTCAACACTCTTGATCTGCAAAGCCTTCGCACCTGTACCTGCAGCGTCTTGGCATTGCTCAAGAGTGATCGTGGTCGCGGTAGCAGCTGCACCACTAGCGTCTGTGACAACGATGGCGTTTAGACCCTCATTGCCAATGAAATTGAACTCCTGAGAAGTTCGCGTTGCTCCCGCGCCTGCTCCAATTCCGACCACAAAGTCGGACAGCTGGGCAATCGAGCCATTATCACTTGCACCCATTTCTAAAATCTCCAGTAACTAAAAATCGTTTTGGTAAACACCTAGAGACTAGATGCGGTCTTCGACAGTGATGATCGATGAGCGAAGCTTGGCACTTTGCTCCATCTTGATCGGCTCGTCATACATCGGACGACCATTGACTCGGAACGTGAACTTCAAGCAGTTCATGTCTTCCAGGAATTTGACGTGTGGCGAAGCGTAGGTGTTGATGCCACCCTTGTTGATCGACACGTAATCCTTGGCGTTCCAGAAAATGATGTCACCCTCTTTGCCAGCCGTGCTGCAATGCTCGCTGGCCATGCAAGGATAGCCACCGAGTGTGGCGTACTTGTTGCCAGCCAATCCACCGGCTGGCATGTAAACCAACTCGCCCGAATTCGGCCCGGTCGGCAAGAACATCGAAGTCAGGAACGGCTCGAGATCCTGGTTGTACAGGATGATCCAGTTGTCACCCGGTGAGGACGAACAACGACGGGAAAGCATGTTGATGACGTTTTCAGCCACCAATGCCGCGGACTGACCGCTTTCTTTATCGATCGTGACACGGTGCGAACTTTTGAGCAGCCCCATTGGTTTCTTGACCGCATCACCGCGAATCAATGCCCGATCGAGCTGGTAATCGAATTCAGCTTGCACGACTTCATTGGTGAAACCAACGATGTCATATCCGCTGTCATCGATCTGCTCTTCGGTCAAGAACACGGCCACGCCAAGCTTTTGGAGTGAGACGTCGAGTTCATCAAACTTCAGATTCGAAGTCTGAATCGGATCGCCTTCACCCGTCCAGTACCCGAGTGCTCCACCATGTCGGACGCCATCGGCCTGATCGACATTGCGAAGGATCGTGAACTTCATCGAGTTCCCACCAACGGTATTGCTTCGGGTTCGACCCCAAAGCGACTCCTCTTGGTAGATCATGGCCTCAATGGCGTCGGCATACTCAGGCAGGACAAGAGCACCGCCCTCATCAAACTGAGTCGTGTTGATCGAACCAGCCTTGGCCAGCGAAAGCGATTCAAATGCTTTCGTGTGCGAGGCCTTGAACTTATCGCCTTCCCGCATCAACGTGCGGAGAAACGATCCGTAATCGCCAAGTTGACCTGCTTCGTACTTCTTAGGCAGCATCGGGCGGCTACTACGACGAAACGGAGTCCCGTATCGCGAAGGGCCGGACTTTGCGGGCGTGTCCTCAAAGAACGACGTCGCTTGGTTTTCACCGTTGAATCGGAACGAATCGATCGAGTTATGATTCTTCGATAACGAATTCGTTAATGCTTCGACCTTCTTTTCAAGGTCTTTTAGTTCCGCGCTCATGTGGTTTACTCCTAAACTCTGTTAGCCGGATTACGAAAAGGGAAATTCCGTCCCCGCTTTAAAGCGCGGCAGGTTGCGTCTGAATTGCTTCTTGAAGTTGGGTGACCATCTTAGTGAGTGAAGCAATCTTGGCCTCAGTCTCAGGGTTGGTGACCGACTTGGGTTTGTAGTTGCGGGCCGCCATTTCAAGGGCCAACAAATCGCGTCGAGTGTTTTCGACCATCGTCTTTGCCTTGGGCGAAGACGGATTGGCAAGAACGATGTCGAGTCGACGTGCAAGGCCGGTCAACTGGTAGCTGCCGGTTGCTCCTTTATCTGCCAGCCATGACTTCATCATCTCGGCAGATTCTTCGACAGCCTCACCGACAAGCGAAGGTGCATCGGCGTAGATCGTGGCCGAACCACCCTCAATAGCCGCAACCGTCTCTTGGACGGTCGAAGCCAATTCGCCAGCCAATTCCTTGACCTTTGGCTCTTCGGTGTACTTGCTGACAGCTTCCAACTTGCTGAGGAAGTCGGCAGCGTCGGCATGGAGAGCTGCAAGATATTGAGCACCGGGCGGAAGATCCGAAGTCGGCTCCGCCTGCGGTTCATCGACGTTCTCGCTACCCATTTCCTTGGGTTCGATCTCGTCGTCGCTCATCTTCGTCATCGTCTCGTCGTCATCTTCCATCTTCGGAAGACCATCAAGAGACTTGGCCCGTGCGGTCAAAAGCTTTTGAGTTGAGTCATCGTATTGAACGCGATCACCCAAGGCTTTTGCCAAAGCTAGAGTCTCGAGTTTGTCGACCTCCGCCTTGCTCAATGTTTTCTTATCCATCTCATCCTCATCAACGTAAGTGACCCCAGGGCTAGTTGCCTTGGACTTGGGGCGGAATGCCTGCAAGCACTTGGCCAGCGATGCGTTGATCGGATCACCTCCAAGCTTGTGGGTATCCAAAATTCGGTCTGCGCTTTCCAACTGCAACGCCATCAACTCCGAAAATCGCTCTCCTTTTGGATTTGTCTTGGCAAAAGCGTTCTGGTTCGCGCCCACCGTGCATATCGAATACTCAAGCATCGATGAGCCATAGACGTGACTTCCACCATGCTGCAACTCTCGCATCATTCCCATCAACGGCATGACGTGGATCGAAGCGGCCCGCATGAATCCCTCTTTGACGAGGAAGAAAGTCTGACGACTCAACTCGAATCGCTCGTCGAAGAATGTCCGCGAGTAGATCGCGTCCTCTTCCGGGTCGTATGACAGATGCAGCACACCGTCTTTGTCGATGCTCTTACCCACAGGCAGGCTGATATCGCCAAAGCCGTGATTGAACAGGACCGTTGGATTGTTGGCGTAGTCCGACCAATCGACCCCAGACGGTTCGATGATGTCGCCTTCGCGGTCCAAGTCCGAGGTGCAGATTCGGAATCGGATGGACATGTTGGCATCATCGATCATCGGATCGGTGCCAAAGTCATCCACGATAATGCCCGTAGAATTAGGCATTGGCTCGCTCCTTGGATTTAGCTTGTCCGATCCAGTATCGAACTTGGCGAGCACTGACCCCGATGAACTTCTCGGCGATTTGAGGTGCCGTCAGATCGGGATTACCTTTGTGGACCTTCAGCACCGCAGCTTTGGTTTCGGTCGATGCGATGGTCTTGCGACCCGTTCGGTTACCCATGTGGACGATTTGCCTCCAGAAAGTTGGTTGAACTTAATGGCGGCAAGTGTCGGACGAGCGATTACCAACCTCAACACAAGGCGACCAACCAACTAACCGGCTGTTCCGATCTCACCGGCGCTCATTTCTCGCCATTCGAGATAGCATCTACAGTTCGGGTGCGGTGCGGGTGGCCCCTCCGGAAACCGTCTGCGCCACAATTGGACGGTCCCATGCAGTGGGCTACAGACTGGGCAAGCACCGGGTTCTGTGAACCACACCGCTACGATTTGCTTGCCCGTTTGGTCATTCACATCGCCAGCTCCGTCCATCTCCCCTTCGGTGTGAGATCGGGTGACCACATCTGTTGCAGTCCGATCCGCTTCGTAGTCCTTGAATTCGGGCTTGTCTTCCTCACCGCGAATCCACGGTTCGATGCGGGCCCAAAACGAGTCAAAGACCCGTCTAGCAAGTTCAGTCATTCGAGCACCTAACCCGCGTAGCGAGATCGGCGGTGCAGTTGCATCGACTGTTCCGACACCGGAAGCACTGGAGTTGATCGGTGTCTGGTAGTTCACCCCGAAAGACTGACCTAGATCGACCCTGGCATTGCCGTAGATGCGAGAGACCACGGGCTTGGCCCGTTCATTGAACAGCGTGTTGAACCGCTGCCATGCTGCTTGTCGCGATTGATAACGAGTCTGCGAGAAGTCCATCCACAATAGAATGATGATGGCAGCAATTTGGTTTTCGAGTTCTTCGCGGTCTGGCACGTCCATGGGAAGATGATTGATGGCCCGATTCCGAAGATCAATATCGGGGGCTATCAAAGCCGAGGCGGCGGGCACTGATCGATCTGAAGCTTGCGAAGTCGATGAGTGCCCGCCGCCGCCATAAATACTGCTGTAGCACCATGCCTACGCCCGAGCTAGCGAGTAGTTGGTATGGTGCGGAAGTCATCAAATGTGCGATGCCGGCTCTTTCGATCCCGTCGCAGGGTTGATGCCCCTACGCGGGCGTTTTGATCTCGCTGTCAAATCCCTAGACGCATCTAGTGATTTGACTCCACTTCACCTACCGTATAACGCGAACTTCCTGACCTTGCGATTCAGAGCAAGCCGTCGCCCGAATACGCACTGCACATCTGATCGCGCGATCATCCGATCCACCTTCAGCGATACGGCGTGATAACCGTGACTGCGAAGGATTCTAAATTCTTCGACATTGAACCACAGCTTGAGCTGATCTACGGTCTCGCAGCCGCATCCAAAGTGATACCCGGACGGGAATACCAGATCAGGGAACTGCTCAGCAATCGGGGCCAATGCGGCAAACTCGTCATCGGTCCGGTCCTGGACCCACACTTTAGAGAATCCCGGCTTCCACGGGCCCCTGCCGTCCGCGTCTTGAACCCGGTAGGCCGGCACTCGCTTATTGAGATCCACGTTCGGTGACTTGCTCATTTCTGCATCCTTCTATTGGCGTATTCCAAAAGTACGTCTGCATGGCAGCAAGAAACAACTGGACACCAGCACGCTAGATTGAAGCCACGTAGCTCCCTGATCTCTTGGGCAATCCGCAGCATGTGCCGGTGATTTACCGCACTGCATCTGATGGCTAGATCCCCTTCGATCAAAGGCGCGAGGATCTCGCGAAACTGCTTGCCGGTATCAAAAGGGTTGCCCCATTTGCCCGGTCTTGTCACACACGAAGTATTGGGAGGCATTCGCCAACCCTTGATTCGTTTTCGTTGGATTCTTTTCGGGGAACTCATTGACCACCTTCACCTAAGAGCCATCGCAACATCGATGCAAAACACATCAACTGGTTCGGGTCCAAATTCCTCATGCAAGACGGTGGCCACACTGACCAGCCGCCACTTTCGCACCAACAACTTGGACGTGTCCGACTTGGGCGGATAACCTCGCCACAGGTGGATTTCATCGTATTCGCGACCAATCAATCGCTTCCGCCAATAGTCGGTTCTCAATCGCAGCTCGGTAGTCTTGGTCCCGTCTTTGATCTGATCCCAGTACTTGCCCTTCATTCGAAGGGTCAGAATCCGCTTGGGCTGCCCCCGCCGTGCGTTGTATATCCACCCATTGGGCTGACGTATCGCAGGCAACTTCTTCGTGGCAAATTTCTGCATGAATGGCCGGTCGTAATATGCGGGGTCAAACTTGCGTTTTATCCACAGCATCTCCGCCAGTGAAAGCCCGCAACCGCTATCGAATTGGGTGTGGCACTTTGGGCAGAGCAGGACGCAAACCCGTCTGTCTTCTACGCGGGGCTTGTTGACCAAGTGAGCACGGTGGAGCAGCCAAGGGGCATTCCATTGCGTAGGTCGGTCACCCGGTGGCATTCGCCCACATTGCCAACACCATGGGTAGTTGGTGTCGAGCAGCATGGTTGCGAATGATTCGGTGTCTATGTCTTGATTGCCCATACAGAGCTAGACGCACGGGCAGGGCCGGGATTGCGCGAGGTTTCTAGTCGGGCCAGCAAGTTGACGTCATTGAATGCCGCTGCAAATTGGTTGTCAGCCTTGCGATGGAACGCTTGGATCGCCCGAAAGAATCATTGAGACTACCCCCAAAAGCTATCTGCTCTCACTACTTCAGAACTCTTGATCCGAAATAAAAGCAGCAGACTCGCAATATTTCCTCAGACCGTCTCTTGAGCATTATCGGTTTTCCGATAGAACTCAATTCCTCAAATCAGACGTTCTTGAGGTAATCGATGCTTGCTGAAATTCTCCGACGATACATCTTGGAAGATGATTCAATCTCTGCTGTCGCCCGCGGAAGCGGAGTGCCACAGGCTACATTGCAGGAGTTTGTTGTCGGAAAGCGGGACGGGACATACGCTGATTTGCGACTCAGTTCAGCACAGCTCTTAATCGACTATTACAGACTGTTTGACTCAATTGACTTCGGTAAGCCAAACCCAAAAAGGAAGAAGAGAATGTTACTAAAGAATGAACTTGCAGCTTGTGGATGCACCGATTCGCCAGATGAATTCCGCGAGCGTTTGATCGACGCGATGCTGGTTCATTGCCCTGGAATGACCATTGATACACTGGTTTGCGATCCAGCAATGGCATTGAGTTACTTTGAATACGTTCGTGATGGCGTAGGGTCCGAAGCGCTGCACGAAGTCATCGTTCTGAAGACTCTTATGAATATTCGCAGACAGAAGGGTTGTCCGACTGGTTTGCGATCGACCGGAAGACGCCGCAATCTAAAGAAAGAGATTGAGAACGTCGAATGTGATATCGATCCATCTCGGTTCAAAGAACTTACCTGCGATTGTCACGCAGATATGTACAAGAGTGTGACGATCGATGAAATCGTCTGTCATCCTCGTGAAGCAATGGCACTCTGTGCGCAGGTCAGAAATAGAACTGGCTGCCAAGCTTTAAGCGATGAATTGATTTTGTCAACGTTGATGAACGTTCGTAAGGCGGCAGGAGCCGTATGATTAGAAATTCGACCAGACTGATTCAATTTTGATTGGCTTAGTTTTCGACGAACTCGCCTTGTTGTCGATTTTGGTATCCGTTCGTCGCCAGCCATACCGTTCTGCTGCTGCGTCATATACGGGGTGACGATAACCGCTCAGAAGCATCTTCCCGCGAATCTCGCCCAACGTCGTCAGCAACTCGCAATGTTGCTCGTCCGTCATTTCGAAGAGGTAAGCATCGCTCACAACGCGAGTTTGGGAAATGTAAGGCGGGTCACAATAGAATAGAGTTTGGGCGTCGTCCTCTCGTCTGATCAATTTGTATGCGTCATCACAGTAGATGACAACACGTTGAAGCCTTGCGTGTGCCTCGGGCAGGCCATCTACGGCCGATAGCCAAGATGACACCTGCTCATTCATGCCGCGTCGCGTCCGTTTTCGAGACATTGTTGCAAAGTCTTTTCCAAGGCCCTGCCTAGACTGTCGATATCGAACAAAGAACGCAAGAGCTTTGGCGATTGGATCGGTTGACGATTCGGTCATCGCCAGATCCCAAACTGGCTTGGCAAATGGTGTTTGTAATGCCTGCCGCTGAAATTCACTGAAGCTCGTTCGACACTTTAGCACTTGCCAAAAATTGATCAGTTCGGAGTAGACATCGTTGATCACTTCCGAATGCCCTTCAATCAATTCGTTCGTCTTGCGGAAAAAAACAGCACCACCGCCAAAGAATGGCTCAACGTAATGAATGTGTTCCGGCATCATTTCGATAATGCCAGCAGCTAGGTAGGTCTTGCCGCCATGCCACTTGATTGGCGCAGATTGCCGCCGATTTCTAGTTTTCGCGATCATAGCTTGCTTTCTTCCTTTGCGAGACGATTGCGCATTTTGACACTATCGAAATAGAAAATGGCTTCTCTTTTCAATCTCTATCGGCATTCTCGAAGATGATGATTAGGTCTAACGTGCCGGCTCTGGTTTGAGAGTAAGTCGCGACAGAATGGAATCGCCAAGCTACATCAGCCTGGAATTGCCGTGGACAAATCAGGTCAACCCGGCATAGAACGGTACTTTTGCAGAATGCTAGGTAGCTAATTGATCTGCTCCGGTTTCTGCCTCCTTCCGGCTTTTGGCTACGAATTGCCGCCTTTAATGCTGGCAATGGTGGGGGATTTGCCATCACGCGCTAGGTGATAACATCGCTCTGCTATCTCGTCTGCCCTCAAAGCCGGGTATTCAGCGCCCGTCAGCCGTCGAAAGAATCTGTATCGCAACTTCATGAATCTCACTGAGCGTGGCATGGGTGATCATCCTATCTAGGGGTTGTCGTGACAATCTGGCATTCTTGACCGGCGATATAGGAGCCGCAAGGTCGCAGCCGTATCCACTGCACAGCATGCATGGCAAACAGTTCTTTCGTCTACAAGTTGCCATCCATCACCGGACATATTGCGAGTCATCGGTGAGTCGTGCCTGCCCCAATTCGACTAGCGTGTCGAGTATCTGGTTCACATTGGTCTTCGCCGCCCGAGTGAACCGCTTGGCCATGTCGTCGGACGATATTGGAGTCCGCAGTTCTAGAAGTGAATCGCGAACGACTTTCACTCGCTCTGGCAAGGTCGCGGGCCAAGGTTGCTTCTTGACCTTCGTAGCGGCTTTCTTGGCGGGAATCTTTTTCTCTTGGCCAGAAAAGGCGGTTTGTGTCGCACCGTCGGGGTTTTGGAAGTCCGGACGCAACCACCGAACGATTCCACGACTTTCCTCTTCGGCTCGTTCGTGATTCAAATCGACTAGGCGTTGTAAGATCTCTTCGTCTTCCAGATCGTGGGGCCATCCGTAGGCGTCGAACACGGCGGCATCGAGGTCGTCGTGAATCTGTTTCAGTACCGAGACGAGTCCTTGCTGGTGGATGGTTTGATCCTTGGCCGTCAGTGTTTCACCGGATCGCAACTTCTCCAGCACGTTGTACATGCCGGTCATCGTCAGCGTTGCGTGTTGATCTTGCTGCCGCTTGCGATGGGCGTCGAGTTGCTCAGCCAAGTCGCCAATGCGTTTCTTGCTGGCTGCGTCAGTGATGGGGAATGGGAAGGTCTCGAAGCAGCGGGTTTTGTTGTAACGCGGATCATTACCTACCCCGAGTCGACCACCAGCGGCGAGTGCCCAGCAAACGTGAATTTTGCTCGAAAGCACGCCATGGATGGAAACATCATCTACCGCGAAAGCAATTAATGCATTGTCGGGATGGATCGCATCGTCAAGTAACACAAAGAAGCGATGCTTTGACGTCTCCGCGGTTGCGATATAGCGATGCAACCCGACAAGCTGTTTTCGGAGCTTTGGATTTGGCTCACCGTACACCCACCAATTATCTCGGCGACTCTTACGGTTATTTTGATCACGTTCGGGTTTGACGAAATCTAGCAGATGCTGGTAGACGGCAGGGAAACGTTGACGTACGTCTTCTGACTTCAACTCGCAGACGTCGATTACAAAAACACCGCGAGCCTGCTGCGTAACATCTCGCCCGTTCAGGTACGGATGGATAGTCGCTCCGCATCCTTTTGCAATTAGGTCGGCAGCAATTTTTGCCTCAAGGACAAACCCCTGGCCGAAAAGGCAATAGCCTCGATTGCTGAGATCCTCATTCGCTTGAAGAGTGATTGCCGAACCAACGTCCGCGCCAATTCGCAAGTCAGCTTGGATGATCCCGCTCGAAGTCTTGAACTCGATTGCTGCCGCTTCCTCTCCGCGTTCTTCTTCCGATGCCACGCGGTTCAACACGCCAGCCGATTCGCCCGGAACGCCAACCGTCATCGCGATCCGCACCGCAGCGCACATCGCCGTATCCACCCACGGGTGATCTGGGATCGCGAAGTCGATCGAAAGCGGATTCTTGGCTTGCAAGTGCGGTGTGACGACTCGGCGATTGAACGTTTGACGAAGACTGTTTGTCGTGATCAAACCGAAGCGGTTGGCTTGTTCGGCCCGCACTCTTTCGGCCGCCGTGTGCCACCAGTACATCACGTAATCACACGACTCGGGCAGTTCGCTGTACGTCGATCGGATCACCTTGGTGTAGCCGTCGCCCAGTGCGTCTCGCATCCGCGACGTGCCAATGAACGGCGGATTGCCGACGATGTAATCCGTTTCGGGCCACGCGGCTTTTCTTGAATTGATGTAACGCTGCTCGTGAACGCGTGCATCTTCATCGGGCACCTCTTCGCCCGTGACCGGGTGCGGCTTCGTTGTTCGCCCATCCCAGCGAGTGACGGGATTGCCGTCATCATCGACAACCGGCTCGATTCTGTCCCAATCCAACACTGCGTCGCGGCACTCGATGTTGCCGTAATCTCGCAGGATTGGCTCGGGAGGCGTCGTTTCTGTTCGCGTTCGTTTGTGCCACTGTACGTACCCGATCCACAAGACTAACTCCGCCAGCGCTGCAGCCCTCGGATTGATCTCGATCCCCAAGAATTGATGCGGGTCGATCGTGATTCCCGGCAGAACGTTGTCCCCGAAACTTGCCAGAGTCGCTACGACTTCCCCCTCTAGCCGTTTCATCAACTCCATCGCGACATAAAGAAAGTTTCCGCTTCCACATGCCGGGTCCAAGACCCTGACTTCACATAGCTCACCGTGAAACTCACGCAAAAGATTGACCGCATCTTTTCGCTTGCCTTCGTCATCCAGTCGTGTGGCAGCCGCGTAGGTCGCATCCCACTGCTCACGCAATGGTTCGATGATCGTTGGCATCACCAACCGCTCAACGTAAGCACGTGGCGTGTAGTGTGCTCCTAGCTTGTGACGTTCCACCGGATCCAACGCTCTTTCGAGCAGGGTTCCAAATATCGCTGGTTCGACATCTTTCCAGTCGTAGTCGCCCGCTGCCTCGATCAGGAGTTGCAACTGGTCTAGCGTTACCGGCAAAGCGGTCTTGTCCTTGAAGAACTTGCCGTTAAATCGACGGACCTTCTCGCGCAAGAACTGGGAGAACTCACCGCAGTCCATCGCAGTCCAAAGACCCTCCACCATTGGCACGAAGTTGTCCGGCTCTGTGCGAAGACTCAACAGCAATTCGGTGAATCCATCTCGCTTGATTAGGTCGACATCTTCGGCAAACATCGTAAACAAACATCGCATCAGAAAACCCGCTACAACCTCCGGGTCGTGTTGGGCCTCCAAGCTCTTGGCCAGCTTTGCCAGTCGAGTCGCAATCTCCCGCGTAACCTCTGCCGATCGTTTGCTAGGGTCGAGTTGGTGCGGACCTGTGAATAGCAACCGAAGGTCACCACGTACATTCTCGTCACTGAGTCGAGTGATTTCGATTCGATAGCTACGTGGGTCGGGAAACGGCTGGTAGTTCTTCCCTGTGCCGCTAAAGTCCGCGTACAAATCAAAGCAATAGCCGATGTCGGCAACAACCAAGAAAGGTGGCCACTCCGGGAGGGCTTCCGCGTAACGTTTCGCCTGACCTCTCGCCCGAAACATCGACTTTTCCCATTCACGGGAGCCTCGTTTGCCAGTCCCGCTTCGTTGTCTGGCATTGCGGGTAACCGTAGCCAGTCGTTCATCTGCCGATGCGTTTTTCTTCTCAACGCCCTGCTTCGACTCAAAAACGAAGCTGCCTTGCTTATACAGGTCGACTCGTCCGTCGCTGAAGGTTCCGTCCCCATTGTTGAATTTTATTGCCTTTTCGAAGACGTACGTGTTTTGGTCCTCGCCAGAGTCAATCGTCGGGTCTGGATGATCGACACCTAATAGGTCACACAGCTCCACTATGAACGCCTGCGAATTTGCTAGCTCCGCTCCGCCGGACTTCGTCCAGCGCTCAATGAATTCTGCTGCCTGCATTCGCTCTGCCCCATGCCTTTGTTGATGATGGGGAGCATCTTAGCAGTTTGCGCACGAACGACAGCACCTAGTCGAATCCGCCAATTCGGTGACCGGACAACTGCTTCCAACTCTCAATTACTCTGACATCGCGGAAAGCCCCCTGCTTTAGCTATGGGGATGGATAGCGATTCGGATCGACGCCGTTCGATATGGCGTCGATCCGACCAAATACGTGTTGCCCTGCAAGTAGGTATCGCTATAATAACTCGTGACACACAACTTTTGATACGCTCCAAACCGGTAACGATTCTTGCGGATTCTTCTGCGCGAGTTGTGTGTCAGCCGGTGCGGGGCACCTTTCACAGACAACCGATGCGACGAACGTACAAATACCGACTGTTCGAAACACGCAGGAATGTGCGATTGCATCGCATGATTTCTACGTACGGTCGTATTTGGAATCACGCGGTGGCATTTCAACGGACGTACTTCCGTCTGTTCGGCAAGTATTGTTCGAAGGCGAAACTCCAGAAACACATTGCGAAACTCCGCAAACGTCATGAAGATTGGATGCTGGTTGGATCGCAGTCCGTCCAAAAAGTCGTTGAGCGTTTGGACAATGCCTACCAGCGTTTTTTCAAGTGGTTGAAGACTCGCAAGGGAGTCAAAGCAGGTCGCCCCGGATTTCAAAAGTCGCGAGAGTATTCGTCGTTCACGATGACGCAAGCAGGATGGAAGCTGCTCGGTGGCAACAGGATTAGGATCGGACGACACAACTACAAGTTTGTGAACTCCAGAGAGATCGAAGGAACGATAAAGACGGTCACGGTGAAACGTGACCGCATGAATCGATTGTGGTTGTGCTTCTCAACATTGAACGAAGAATTTAAGCCATCCACGCCAGTAACGAGTAATGTCGGCGGCGCGGATTTCGGTTTGAAAGACTTTCTCACGTTTAATGATGGAAGTACGATCACCAGCCCGGAGTTTTTTAAGCAAGGTAGTGCTCAATTGGCGAAAGCGAATCGTGAACTTGCGACGAAAACCAAGGGAAGCAACAACCGACGCAAAGCGAAGAATCGACTTTCGAGAGTCCACGAACGAATTGCAAACCGCCGTCGTGACTGGTTCTTCAAACTGGCCCATAACCTTTGCGACCGGTACGCGGTGATGTGTTTTGAGGATTTGAACTTAGATGGCATGAAACGACTTTGGGGCCGTAAGGTCTCCGACTTGGCGTTTGATTCGTTCTTGTCGATACTCAAGCACGTTGCAGCAAAGCGAGGGTGTCGCGTCGTTCAAGTTGGACGATTCGAGCCGACCACAAAGACGTGCAGCGATTGCGGACATGTCCAAGACATGCCGCTTTCGGTTCGTACGTTTGAGTGCGGTGGTTGCGGTCATTCAATTGGCCGAGACCACAACGCTGCGATAAACATTCAAGAGCTGGGTCGTCAGCTCGATAGGCGAGGAAATGTCAGTCAGGCTCAGCCTGCTGTTTCTGTTTGAACCTAAGAATCCCCCGGATTTATCCGTGGGGAGTACGTCAAGTCTATTAATTCAAAGCCAGCCCTGGCAAATTCACGTCACTCGAACAATACAGCCTAGTAGCCATGTGCCACGATCTAGCGGGCATTGATTACAATCGGTGTTCGTTGCCCCCTAATCCCTCGAAAGGCTCTCTCAGATGAAATATCTATCGGTTCTCGTTCTCGCTTTGGTTGTGTTTACCGGGTGTGGCGAGTCAGTTGCAGACAAGATCGCTAGGGCGGAAGCGGAATACAAGCTTGCCGAGAAGAATGTCGAGCTAGCCGAAAGCATGATCGGAAACAGCGAGAACATCATTAAGTCCGCATTGGATACCGGAGACCGGGATGAAGTAGATAAGTGGACCGCCGCATTGGCAGAAGATCAAGACCGTTTAGAGTCAGCAAGGGAGAGACTGAACCAAGCAAGTAAACGACTAGCCGATCTAGCGAACGACTAGTTAAGTGCTGGATTGCTTTGGTTGAATTGAGATTGCGATGCTTCCATCTCTCGATCATTATTCAGCCTGAATTCCCTAGCATCCGTCCGTCTTCTCAGGTCCGCCAATCGATCCCGCTCCGCGATGGCCGCAAGTACCTGACGCGTCACCTTGTCCGTAATCGCCTGCTCATTGGATTGGATCTTCAAGTCCACCGCCACCTGATTCGCGATCTGAACCTGCACTTGCTGACTCTCGCTCATCGCCTGCTGACGTGCTCGCTGGGCATCCGCTATCCGTTGCTGCTCATCGCCACCAAAGCTCCGGAAGAAGCCACTGTTCTGGGCATCCGCTAGGTTTGCTCCGCGCACCGCAGTTGATGCATCTCGCGTTCCAATCGAATCAAGCAAATCACGCTGCGACCGCGATAGTTCTGACGCCCTACCTGCATCCGCCAATCTCTTTGCCGAAAGTGCTTCCAGCTTGTCGACCTCGGACAACTTGACGAACCGAATAGCCGCGTTCTCGAGTCGCTCTTTCTCGGTCGAGTAGATGTCCCGTTGCTTCCGCTCCTCCTCGTCAAGCAAAGATAATCGATCTCGCAAACCCTTAGTGACTTCCTCATTGGCTTTCCTCCGTTCGTCCGTCTCTTGCTGGATGGCCTTCAACTGATCCTTCTGGACTGCCACAAGCCGACCGGCTAGATCAATCCCGTCATCCAAAGCCGCATTGCTCTCCACCAAACTCACCCCAGTACCGGTGATCGATTTCTGATAAATGTCTGCCTGTACGGTCAAGCGTCCTGCAAGGGCAGCCGCCTTTTGGGTCTCTGCCGCCAAGTCGCTCATCAGTCCGGATTGGACTTCTAGGTCGAGCCTTTCGAAACTGCTCCCCAATGCCGCATCGTCGGCTTCACGGCTGAGGCTCAAGTCGGCTGCCTCTTGCTTGTCATCGAACTGCTTGTTGATCGCATCGATTTGAGCTTGGTTCTGTTTCGCAAAAGCCCGCATCGATTCAGCTGCTTCCAACCCCGATGAATCAATCAGGTCGAATAGGCCCGTCATGTCCCCGACGTAGTCCGCCCACTCGGCTGCCGAAGAACCGATCTTGGCCGTGTTGGAATCGATGTCGCTCGCACTGCCATCAAGAGTGTCAGCAAGGCCTATCAACCCGACGGTTAGTGCTCCGGCTGTCAGACCTACGCCAGCGATAGCCGCAGCGGGTATTGCAGCTGCTCCAATGGATGCTCCACCTATCGATGCGCCAATAGAACCGCCCGCTTGCGAAGCAACGGTACTCACCAACCCTCCACCGCCGACTGAACCCCCAAGCGATGAACCGATCAGGCCTGCGATGCCGCTACCACGTCCGCCCCCACCCTTGAACCCACCGGAACTCGCTGAGGTGTTGAAATCACGCTCCGCAATAGCCGCCCGTCTTGCTTCGGTGGCTACCTGCCTCAATGCAGCCGCATGGGCACGGTTGCCATTGGTGGCCTTCAATAATGAGATGCCTTGCCGGTCAAGCATCGTCACGTACTGCAATGCCGCTTGCCTAGCTACTTGTGTTCGCTGGTTGTCTATCTGCTGTGCCTGGGATCGCAATGCCGTCCTGTCTTTCACCAGCGAGGTCACTTGAACCAAGCCAGATAGAGACTTAAACAACCCAAGCCCTACGTCAGTCGCTCCCTTGATTTTGAGAAGCGTGTTGATGAATTCCTTTGCATCCTCATTCCCCGCAGTCAGAAAGGCTAAGCCAGAAGCAAGCTGGCCAATTCCAGATGCACTCTCTTCCGCCTTAGACGCGATTTCTCGGAACGATGATGAAAGCTCTTTACCTACGCCACCCCCAGCTCTCTCAAGATCCTCCAACTGCCGCAAGGAATCACCAAGCTGGTCACTCAGCACATCGTCATCAAGCGACACGCCCACCGCGACAGCATCCGCAGCGAGCTTCGAATCCAACAACCGCTTCAACTCATCCGCTTCCGCACTGATCTCAGCCGGGTCGAAACCGACCGACGGGTTCACGTCGATGGGATTCGAATCAAACGCCGTCCCAAGATCCGACATGAAATCGGAGGACACACCCGCCACATCCGGCATTTCCACCATGAATCTAGGCGGGTTTAGATTCTGCTCGCGCTCGAAGTCCCGATTGAACCCGGCTGCTGCATCCACACCAGATGGGCCGACTGGATCAACCGAACCAATAGGAGCAGCCGGGGCTACCGGACCGACCGAAGATTCTCGCAGCGAACCGCTATTGCGAGACAAACCACCAAGGCTTTGACTCGCTGAAACCACAGAACGCTCGATCGCACTGAGTTGAGCAACTGCCGATTCACCCACCGACTGGATGGATAAATCCGCACCCCGCATCGCCTTACTAATCGAGTCGCTGAGACTCTTTAGCGATCCCGCATTGTCAGGATGGTTGGTTAGTTTAATCGGGTATTCAAGTGGTTTAGCCATAGCGGCTAGTTATCACCGGTCTTGGCCCAAGTTCAAGCTTACTGATCTTTGGACATCGGCATGATGACGTACTCGCTACCATTGCCAGAGGTGAGCAACACAGTCTGATGGCTGCTCACCATCGAGATCCCTACAACGTCAAGGGGGTCCAACGCCTGCAAGTAATCCAAGGCGTATCGATGGTCCAACACCACATCAATTTCAGCACCCTCGTATGCAATCGGAATCTCTGACTTTGAGGCACCAACATCCGCTGTCTTGGAGGCCATGGTTAGCAACCCACTGCTGATCGTCATATTCACGCCACGCGATTCCTTCTCGGTCGTGATCGAAGCCTGCCTGACGCAGCTCAATAAAGACCCGACATGAACCTCAAACGTCGAACCATCACGATCTGGGATAACCTGACGCCACGAAGGATACCGACCCTCTACTAGTCGGGTCCACAAGCAACCCCGTTCGGTTGTCACCTGCAGATGATTATGGGTCATCCGGATCTCAGCATCACCCTCGCTCACCAGTGTCCGGGCCAACAACTGACAAGCTCGCGTCGGGACAATTCCGCGCATGTCCTTGCCTGCGATGTCATCGATGTGAAACCTCGACAGCCTACGGCCATCGGTGCCGATGAAGTTCAACACCCCGCCATCCAGCTCGATATTGACGCCCCCCAACGCATACCGGCTGCTCTCCGAGTCGGTCGCAAAGGACGTGAATTTGAGCCCCTGACAAATAGCCCGCTTATCGAGAGTGATGGTTTCCCCGTCCTTGATCAACTCCACACCTGGATGCTCATAAGGGTTGGCCGTCGAGAGCTTAAAGTCGGCTTTGCCCGCAGCGATGCGAAGATCCGTTCCGTTCAGCTCGAATTCAATGTCGTCTGCGTCCGTCTCTTTCAAGATCCGCAACATCCGTTCTGCGTGAAACAAGCAGCTTCCATCTTGTTCCGCCGCTCCGGTGAGTTCCAGTTTTACCCCGTGGTCCATATCCGTGGCAGAGAGCGAGATACGGCCCTCACTTGCGATGCACTTCACGTACTTGAGGATATCCTTCGGGGATTTGTTCGGGGCGACCGATGCTGCTACCTGGAACGAGGTGAGGAATCGGTCTCTTGCGATTTGGAACTTCATGCTATGCCTTTCTTGGTTTCGAAACGAGTACCAGTGTTAGACGCATTGCATGGCCTTCGACTGCACGACGGGCAACAAAAAAAGCCAACCTGAATAGGCTGGCTTTGGGTGGTTGCTAAGAGGTTGGGACTAGTCGGCTCTACCCATCACGTGAAACCTCTTCACGCAAACCGTGTAGCTTCCGCATGACTCGATCGATGTCGGCAACCATCTCATCAAGTTCGACAACTTGCTGGCCAGATGCGGTCTTGATCGCTTCCCGCAAACTACCCACAGCAAAATCCAAGCTGTGAGCGGCCTTCGTCATGTCTTCTGCCAACACTTCTTGATCGTCCATCGGGTCAGACCTCGCTTTCGACGCACAGATCGCAATCACCGACCTCGCCCGATACCAGCCAGACCTTTGCATCACAGCACTGATCCCGCACCGCCTCACGGGTGGCCGTATCGAGTGACTGCCAAACCTCTTGCTCTAGCACCAGGACGCCGCCTGCGCCAAGGGCCTGGATTGCGATCGCAATTGCAATCCGGCATCGCTCTCCCTCGCTCAGCTCATCGAAGGCCACCCACTTACCGCGGCGGGCGTGTTCGCTCATCAGCACACTGTCAACTAGCTTGAGGCCCTCAACATCGAGCTTGCTGGTTACGACATCGGAAGTCCCCTTTGCGATCGCCCGAAACTTCTTGGCTCGGTCTTGGTCGCTCTTGATCTGATCCGACAGTTCCTTCGCTCGCGTGGCTGCCTCCCATTGCTGCTTTGCCGCTTCCGCATTGTGGAGGGCTTCCAAAGCATGACGCTCATCGGATTCGAGTGAATCCACATCGACCACGCTCAAACTGACGGGCTTGCGCATCGATGCCAGCTCATCACGACGGGCCGTCCATGCGTCAATCTGATTGACTCGCTTTTCATACTCCGCTTTGGATGCTTCAGCGGCTTCTAACTTCTTTCGAAGTACCTCAACCGTTTCTATGGTCCTGGCCAGCCCTTCGCGGGTCTCTTCCACATCGTAATCGGGCTCAAACGACAGATGCTGTTCGAGCTTAGCATCAATCGATTCGTTGTCCCTACGTGCTGTCTCATTGGCTTCGTTTTGCGCCCGACCTTGCTCCAAAGCTGACTTGGATGCCGAGTACGCGTCTGCCAACTCCGCGACCCCCTTAGGCGGTTGATCTGGCTTAGCACCCTTGGATTGTTCTACCGCCACTTGCCAACGTGCCTCAGAATCTTCGACACTGACTTCGTAGCCTTTCGCTACCGCATCGGTTGCCCGCTTGACCTTGCCTGCCAACTCCAAAAGATCAGATGCCCCTTCGAGCGATTCGGCATCGACGGTATCCCAGAACTTATCTTCGCCGCCAAACAGACCGTAGAAGTCTTCGGGGCCGTAATCGTTTGACGTGAGGGAAACCAGAGCCTTGACCCGTGCCTTGTTTCGAGCAGCCGCATCCTTCAAGCGTGGATCAACCAAATCCGAGATATTGAATCGACCGGTCAGCGATTTCGTGTCGGTCTTGCCCTTGGTTCGGATCTTGTCGGTTACAACCTTCTCGACCCCCATGCCTTTGATCGAACCGCGATCATGGCCGTCGCTGACCCCGAGTGTGACTTTCTCACCCAAGAGGGCAGAGACACAAAGCAGGGCCGTGGTTTTGCCAGCTCCGTTTCTGCCCTTGATGATTCGGATGCCACCCTGACCGGGCGGCATATCGAATTCCACGTGCTCGATGGCCTGGACGTGATTGATGGATACTTCAGTGGCGGTTGCCATGCTTATTTGCCTTTGCGTCAGAGAATGAAAATGGATTCATTCCGGTAGACGCAAGGGCGGGAAGGCGATTGCAATTAAAAAAATTGGCCACCAGTCCAGATCCGCGAGAAAGTGGAAATACTGTGATCCTGATCACGCACACAGCTCTAACTGTAGATTCCATCGCAAGATCGTCAATTTCCCCAATTATCAGGCTTTTCCCATTCCGTGAACTTGACCGGATTCCACCGCCCCGGTTTAGTTACACCAGTCGGGTGGAAACCTTTCACCTCGATTCTAAGATCGAGGGATTCCAGCTGCTAAACATCAGGCAATCACAATGGCACATATTTTTGGCGACCAACTAAGGAAAGCGAGACGCGAAGCTAAGGAAACCCTAGTAACCCTTGCGAAGGCGAGTGGTCATTCGGTTTCGATGGTCTCGCAAATCGAACGAGGCGAGAAGAATCCCCCAAATGAAGACTCAATACACGCATGGCTGCAAGTGCTCGGTTGCGAGAACATGCAAGATGAATTTCGCGTTTGGGCGTTGCAGTCTGTTCGATCCCTGCAGGTGAGAATCCAAGGCAAAAGCAAGGAAGCCACCAGCGTGCTTACTGCTCTAGCGCGTAAATACGAAAACGACGAGCTAAACGACTCAGTTTGGAAAAGAATCGAAACTATTGTCACCGAGGAGAGCGGGCATAAATAACCTTGGTTAGCGACACCTCTCTTTCATTCGGCGTTGTGGAATGCAATCAACCTCGTCGCCAATCTTTGTCTAGCGCTTTGGATTGCAGACTTTGCACGGTTCGTAAGCAGATGTAGCCCTGCTTAGCGGAATCGGGTAGTGCGACTTCTTGGCAAAGCGGCAGCTCTCACGGTGGTACTTCGTGCCCGTGTCCGTGATGTAGACGATCTCCTCATCCTCTCGCGTGCTCTCGACATTGGCAGGCAATGCGGTCTCGACTCGCTGGCCATTGCGGTAATCCCACGGTGCGACTTTCCTAGCGTCCGCCCATAAGCCACGCCCAAGCCTCCGTGCCGTCTGCTGTGCCTCTGCAAGTCGCGTGTCTTTGTTGTACTTCACGTAGTGCCAAGCGAGGCCAGCGGTCAGTAGGTCCTCATTCACCCAGTCATCGCCGACATACAGATAGCCAAGCGATCTACCGTACCGATCTTTGCCGGTGATCTCAGCACGGCCGATTTTGTTGAACATCTTTCGAGAGATCCATTCCGTGGATTCTTCTCCAAATCGCTGCGCCTTTTCAGGGGCATCGACACCCTCGAGCCGGATAGTCGTTTCCCGACCATCCAACGACTTGAAGTCGATCGTGTCACCGTCTTTGGTGCGGGAGATCATGCCAACGAGGACCTCAGCCCCTTCGTTAATCGGTGGCCCCCAAATGGCTTTGACGTATTCGCGATCGGTAAGACTCAGACTAGCCAAAGGCACTTCACCACGCTTGCCAGTGCTGACATTCTCTAGCTCAACGGTCTCGCTCTCACGCACATAGTTTGTCAGCCTCGCTTCGATCGTGTTATTGCCGTCGCTTGTGTTCCACGTTCGCGGCTCTGGCTGGGGCGATGAGTCGGCAACTACGGGATCGGTATCAGGCTCGCTCTCTTTCAGAGGAATGCTGTCAAGGACATCCAGTTCGTCGAGCGGTTCAGTCGATGGTCCCACCTCCTCGTCTGGCGCCGATGCTTGAGGCTCATCGAATATGGGAGACTCATCTGCGATCTTGACTGTGACTGGCGACAGCAAAACGGAAAGCCCACCCATACCGCAGCAACCGAAGATGAGGACGGCGAAGATGCCGACAACTGCGGTTAACCAAACGGCAACCGGATTCTTTTTCTTGACCATACCAAAAGCCTTTCGTTGATGATTCCCCATCATGATAGGGGAATCCACGGATCACGAAATGGGCTTGATTCTGCGACTGTGCTAACGCAATTGATTGCCGACCTAACGGGCTTGGTTCCACTCTCGAAACGCTTTCGATCGCCGAACAACCGTTTCGATCTGCTCGCTAATGTTGCCCGTCTGCCGCAGGAATTCAACGACTTCGGGGGTCGCCCGCCCGCTGAACGGGACCTTCGCCACACCGCGTTTCGGCGGAGCCCCAAGCGATTTTCCGGGCCCCGCTGTACGTTTACCTCCGTGCTGCTTACTCGTGAGGCCAAGTGCATCCGCGATCGCCTCGAAATTAGAGACCGACAAATCAGTTTCGCCACGAACCCAGCGGCCAACCGTTGACTTGCTCAATCCCGTCGTCGCAGCTAACTCGTAAGTCGACATTTTCGATCTTCGGAACGCTCTCAGCAGTGCCTTGTTCACGCGATCCCCAGTTTGCTGATCGCGTACAGTTCGGACGGGCTAACCGTTGGAGGACAGGCCAACCGGCCTATCTCATCTCCCAGCGTTTTTTCTGCCGCCGGATCGGCATTGGCGTTGTCCGCCAAATGCTTTAGATGCGGATAGTGGGCGACGTATTTTTCCGCAATTTTCTTTTGATCGTTGGTCATGATTACAGCCCCAATGTTTTGACAGCGTTTTTGATTTGGCTCTGCTTCATCCCAACTTCTTTTTCCCACCCTTGCATAGTCGCGGTTGGTACGCCTTGACCATGATAATCAGCCATAAAATGCTTGACTTTGGCGTTAAACGTTTCGCGGATCGTCTGAATTTCGTCGCTGCTGTAAATCTCATCGCCGACCATGATGTGTCCACCGCTGTGCATTTCGTCGATTAATTTCGAGATCATGCGATCTTGCGGCATTTCGTGGCCGGGGTCGTATCCCTCGAATTCCACGTTGACTTGGTTTTTGCGGCTTTGTGCCAATCGCTCGATTTCAGTTTTGATTTCAGCTGCGTTCATCGTTTTGTCTCCGGTTAGTTTCGGCTCGCGTCATTCGCTTGCCATGTCCTAAATTATATCGACACGGTCTTGCTTGTGCAATACGAAATCAGGAAGAAAGGGAAAGTTTTTTCAGCTCCGCTGGTTTGTGATCCACAGTTCGTTTTTGACCGCGTTGCGTTGATCCCTAATTCGGATCTGCTTGACGAACTCTTCAAGCTCTTCATCCGTTCGAGGTTCTTCACTCATTCGTAGGCTCTCCAATGACTTGACTCGCTATTGATTTCAGTGCGTTGCAGAACGCATCTATTTCAGTTAGATCGATAGGCAATGTGTTTTCCGGGTACTCACCATCGTTCGTAACGCTGAGCAGAAGGAACGGTCCAGCCGCCTCATCTACGATCTCGACAGTTGCGGACGACCGAAATAAATAGGGACCGTCTGTTTTCTCACCAGGAATCCCGATCACAAACTTTGTTGGCGTAGCTTGAATCTCCATAGCTTCCCTCATTTTCGTTCACGCATTTGCGACGCATTCACCGGACAACCGACCGCTGGTATACATTGCCAACTGCTCCCCAATCCCGAGACCCTCGCAGGGCAATTCAACATTCACTCCGAGGCTTCCTAAGATCTCAGCCAACGGATGGGCATACAACTTGCCAGCATGGATCTCAACCGTCAGGTCGCAAGGCTTAAGCGGTTGCTCGGCCTCCCCTGTCTCAAACGGTTCGAAAAGCTCGTGAATCAGATCGTACGCAACCCAAGCATGCCAGATTGCGAAGTCAGCAGGTGTCTTATCTGCAAGTGTTTCATCGTACGGTTTGCGCTCTTCGTCCGGTCGCCATGCCCCGTACTCCGCTGACAGAACCCGCCATTGGAGATTGCGACACTCAGCATACTTAACCCGCTTTGAAAACAGCGATCCGCCGTACATCTCTTGCGGCCTGATCCGACCACCACGCTTTCGCTCTGGTGTGTACGGCAGCTTTGTCTTGCTGCACCCGATTAAAATCAATCTCATTGCTCACAATCCCAATGTTTCAGACGTTGACAGGCCTAACCAAATCGCTGTGGTCGCCTTTGCTGTTTAGCTTTTTCGCGATCATCCATGATCTTGCGAGCCAAGTACTCTCTCTGATCGTCCCACGACTTTGCTGCAGCTTGTGCGTCACTAGCGACGACTGCATCACACTCTTCCGGTTTCGCCGGTTCCACTTGGGGCACTACCGCATCATCAACACAAGACTCCGCTCGCTCCGCAGCACTGTCACGCAAGGCCGCATCACGCACGCGACTCTCCTCGCGAGTCCGCAACCACTGGTAACAACGGGCATGGTTTGAGAAAGTCGACGCCACCAGACCAAGCATCTCATCGTAGGTCAGGTGGTCGCATTCGCGATCACCAACCAGTACAGCAAACCCACCTTCATCGCGGCAAACAATCCGCATCTCTTCGGCAACAACGTGCGGAACGCCTTCGTGGTCGATGTATAGCTTGGCACCGCCGATCATCGCGAAGGAAGGATCTTCATAAACACCACAAACACGGCCCATTTCATCAGTAAAAACGGCAGGCAATCTACGCGCGGCACAAAAATTGATAGCCGCAATATGAAACCGACCTACGAATGCCCCGTCCCAGCCGTACAGCCGTCGTTCTCCATCCTCGCTCCACTTCTTGACCAGCTTTCGCCCGTCCCCAGCGTCAACCAAAACCACTTCATCCATCACAGCAACCTTTCAATCTCAACAGGCATCACGACATCGCAGGCGTGGACTAATCGCACATCGCTGCACTTCGACGACAGGAACGTGCGAACATCCTCACGCGCAAGACACAAGGCCTTGAAGCGATCCGTACCTTGCTCAAAACGTATGGGGCTCACCACGCGGCGAGTCCTAACACCGGATGCATCGGTGTAGGTGATCGAAACAGCGAACGTATCTTGTTCACGCATCGCTAGTGCAATCATCCTCAAAGCCAGTGCATCCATGCTGAGATAGACGCACGCGAAAGCCATCGACTGCGCAACGGGTCGAAGAATCGCTCAAGAATCGGCAGCTGCCCAAATATGGCCCCGAGTCACAGAGCTTTACTTGCCCTGCTCGGCAGACCCATCGGATCGCGACTAATTCAGATAGTTCGCGTCCGTTTCATTCATTGCATGCGATGCTAGGCCACCAAATCAGCAGACAGTTTTCGCAGTCGGGTCATGGCTCGGCACAGCTTGTAATTCACTTGCTGGCGTGTGATCCCTAATTCCTCAGCCACTTCGCTGGCCTCCATCTGGCCAAGGTATCGCATACGAATGATGGCCGCTGCTTGGGCTGGGAGCTGCTCAAGTCGGCTCACTAATTCTTGGGCCAATTCTCGATCCTCAGCAACCTCGGACGGTGCCTCTGATTCGATGGCATCATGCCGCTCGATACCTTGCGTCCGCCGACTGTCACGCTTAGCAGCCGTTGACTTGCGCCATGCGGATGTGCGAGCACGATATGCGACACTGATCACCCAAGCTTGGATCTCATCAGCAGTCTGGCCTTCGCAAGATTCCCCGTTGGCCAGGGCATTCATGGCCGTGACCTGGAACAAGTCATCGGCGTCTACTGCTTTGGTCGCGATACCCTTGATCCGGTTTTCGCATCCTACCAAAACGTCCGTGATTTCTGCTGCTGTTGCCATCTGAATTCGCCTTTCGAGGTCCGTGAAGCCAAGTGCCTCAACTGTTCTCTATATGCTACAGTAGTTCGGCCTAGCGCGGTAGTGGGATTCACTCAAAATGGGTCGCATTTCAAAGAAAACAGACGGCCCATCTAGGTGTTCGGTGGTGGACGCCCAATCGAATCGGTGATTGCGCAAATTCCCGAAAACTAGTGGCCGTTGCTGTAGGCTGTCTTGCCCATCATCCGATCTATCACGGTTTCCGGCTTGTGGACCAGCGGTACGCGGATCTTCCGCCCGTCGACTGAGACCACCGCATGGGTTGCTTCCCAAACCTCGCCACGCAATCGATTCATTACCTTGCTGTAGCTCGCCCCGTCATTGCGGACGTAGCCCAACGTGATATGCGGGTTGTATTCGGGGTGGTGGGTCTCGACCGGGAATGAATCGGACAACTTGCCGTTTATCTTCCGCAAGTAATCGGACTCGACAGCCAACTTGGCGACCGAATCATTATCGCGGTTGAAAAATCCTAGGTCACCGACAGATACCTCGATGCGTCGAATCTTGCGGACCTCTGCCACGACCTCTTCGATCGGTGTTCCAGTTATTCCGTAGAGTACCGTCACATGGGGCCATTCTTCCAGCCCCTCTGGAGCTACCGATTCAGCTGGAATCAATCCCTGCAATCCCTTGATAGCTGCCCGCATCTTTGCAGGCACCTCCAACATGATCGCACCTAGCTTGTGTGGATTCTCACCTAGCTTGATCGACCATTCTTTACCCAACGCATGGGCGATTCCTTTAAGCCCCTCATCGACGTTCACAGCCCGATCGTCGAAGTACGCATCCGCATAGATCTTGCCCGAGGTGGGGAAGCCCGCAAGGTTCTCATTCAGGGCATCAAACGGGACTCTATTAGCCTCCAACCACTGCCTGACTAGCTCGTCATTATCCCGGCAGGTAAAGATGCAAATTCGGACTCCGGCACGATCCAGCTTTCGTACGATCTCGATAGACGACCTGATTGGTTCCCCGATCATATCCGGGTCGTACTTACCCAGGACGGCCAACGTCCCATCTAGGTCGACAGCCACGATCGGACTGTCGTCGGCTTTGACCCTTTCCGCCTTGGGGGACGACTTGGGTGCCGACTTGGACATCGATTTAGGCGCCGGGTAGTCGGTTCGGCCTAGCACCATCTCAGGACGTGCTTGTGTGGTTGGGGCGTTCTCTGGATCCTCATCACGGACGAATCCTGTGGATGTCACGCGGGCATCATCTCGCCAGTCACCGAACGGGGGCAGGCCGCGGATTGCACGCCATTCCTTACCGAGCCGACAACCCGCTGCTAGGTCTTGCGTCAACTGCGTCTCAACAACAGCCGGATCATCCATCGGCTGGGTTTCGAACTCGCAGACCATCGATTGCCCAAAGTCCTCAAAGAGCAACGTGAAGTCCTCACCGAGCAAATCCAAGTCGGCTTGCACAACGGTATTGGCTTGGGTGATCGCTGCTGAGATACTTCCGTGGGTCATGTTGTCGGTTAGGCCCACCATGGCAGCTCCTGCGCCGTGGGTGGCTAGGATCACTCGACCGATTTGATCGAATGATTCTTCATATTTCATATCCTTCGGAGTCGTTGTGCTTTGGATCTTGGCACCACCGCCAATGGCAGCCCACTTCTCATCCATCCGGTCGCCTTCGAACTTGCGGTTCATCCGCTTCTCGACCTCATTCAGCTTTTCCTCATCGATGTCCGGATCATCGAATGTCAGCAACGCATGAGGTTTTGGTCCACGCTTCATATGCCGCCAGCGAGTCATGTCGACCATTGTGGCTAGATCGATCCACCAGCCGGCTGCATCGCTTGGGCTCTGGCCATCACCCCTGGATTGTGCATGTGGGTATCTCACCACCGATAGCTGTTCAACAGGGATTACTTTGTTGACCAGTGCACCAAATTCCTTGCGTGCGTACCAACCCAACCCCGCGTTATCGATCTTGATCTCGACACCACCATTCGGGGCCGCTCTGTCTTCACCGGGCATGATCCGATGTGCGATCGACATCGGGATAATCAACCGCTGTACAATCCGGCTACCGTCAATCGATCGACGATTCCAGATGATGCAAGCCCCGTGGAGGTGCATCTGCTGGATGTACTCCCAAATGAAAACACCAATAGATATTCGGCCACCCGGTCTGGATACCAACCGGGCACACCAATGGGATTCGTCGACCACATCGGCCGCTCCGTCTTGGGCAAGATTTCGCCACTTGGACCCGTATATCGACTTGGCTTTGGCACGCTTGGACTTCGCATTGTGACTACCGTCATAGACATAGTGGTGAGACCTTGCAGCTTGCCTAGCTATGGCAGTGATGCCGAGATAGTTCCAGCCGTTGAACGATTTGACTTCACCTCGTGGATTAGAGCTTTCTTGTCCAAGAGGCGAACCGGAAAGGGCAGCGGATAGCGTCCGGTTAAACGCCTCATCGAATGCCTGTTGCTCGGCTGCTCTTTGCTTCTTGATTTCGGTCGGGATCGGTAGACCCATGGTCTGGCCTCATATAAATCTTCGGGGGACGGGAAGTAGATTTGTGAGGTTAATGGATGGCCACTACATAGGGCAGATTTGGCATGGGCGCAAAAAAAGGGCCGCTACAGCTCGACGAGAACTATAGCGACCCTCCTCAAGGAGAACTCGAACCGTGGTTACGATGCCACTCACGGCTAGGCAGTGACCGCCATTCCCCGACCAGCGGACAGACTCAGTCTTGCGATGCGGATAAGCGATTCGCAATACCAGCCCCCCGCAAACATCTAGGCCGGACACTCAGACGGGCAGACCGTCGTGTGTCTCACCATCGAGCAGTCGGCCTGCGGATTTCGGTCAATAGTTTCTTCATCTTCAATGCCATGCCTTTGGTCAACTACGATTGCGTTCAACCAAGTAGACGCACTGCCCTGCCACCGATTGCGCGTCTAGGAATTGCTTGCCCTGAAATACCGCCCGCAGCAACCATCGCTGTGGTCGACAGTCATCGTTGGATCATTGAATCCCGAAACTACCTCGCACTCTGGGCAGCAATAATCGGAACCGGATTCGATTGGTCGATCGCAGCCAGCTGCTACGCAGATGACATTCGTTCGCGGACGACTCACCAATGCTCCTTTTTTCTTATTCTTGGTTCCAATCGTGCCCTCCAGGCAAAGATGAGCACCCGCAGCCGCATCGATCTTGTCCTTCAACTTCCCGTTGGGAAACTGACGCATCTGGGTCTTAAATGCAGGGGTCCATGATCCACGGACGATGTAGACATTGCCTAGCCTGACTTCTCTCGCAAGCGGTGTCGCCCTAGCTTCTTTGTTCCCCACGGGACTGATCGCCTCGAACTGGACGCCCTGCATCCGCTTTTCAGTCGACCTCACTGAGACCTTACCTCCGCTTCCACCCTCCTCCTCGATTGCAAGTCGATATCGATCGAACCCCCATACCGCTAGATCCGCGTCCTTGCAAAGCACGATCTCATCTTCGACGCGGTCCACATCCCAATGCCCGCTGTGGTCGTCCAAGATGTAGTAGTGGATCTTGGGAGGGTTGAATACGGATTTCTCGCCAATCTGGCGACTGTGTTTGCCAATCAAAACACCTGCCGTCTGACATCCTCCGTCTTTTGTTGCCGCCTTATCGAAGAACCTAACAACCTCATCCAGGTCGGCTGGCACTTCGTCCGCATCGATCTCAATCAGATTGTCGGCCTTGAACATCGTGCCTTGGACTTCGACCGGGTTCTGTTGCAATTGGGCATGGGCATCATTGCCAAGGTCCATTTCCATATCAGCCACAGTGCTTTCTGGCAGTCGTAATGGGTCGAGCAACTGACCGGGTTCGGTCCGATACTCACCACCGAATCCACGGTCTGGCATCGCTATTGCCGGATCATATCGCATCGGGAATTTGACAATATGCCATCGCCCTTCACGCCCCTCTGCTGTGTCAATTGCGTTCTGCTCCTCTGGGATCATCAACGGGCCTGAAACCGAAAGATGCTGACCACAGAGAATGTGCCGGACACTCGACACCCCACTACCCGTATCGTCGACGACAGTGCGGGCCTTACCTCGGGTACTTACGGTCTTGAAGTACCAGTCCCGCAATTCCTTGATCAGACTCGCGTTATGGGCATCAATGGCCTTCAACGGATCATCCCATATGAAGTAAACCGGGTGATCTCCAGTCAGGCGCTTCTTGTACGTCTGGCCCATCCGCCACCCCCCTTGAGTCAACCGATAATATCCCTTTGCATCAGTGTCGTCCCGAAACGTGACTTCCGGCCAAAGACTGCGATACCATTCCGTCCGCATCAAATCGCGTGAGTCAGACGCATCTCGCTTCGCCAGCCCGTCGTCATAGCCTACCGACACGATCCCAGCACCCGGCGTCTGAGACCAAACCCATGCTGGGAATACACATGAAACCAAAGTCGATTTCAAAACACCTGGGGGTAGATTGATCGACAGCCTACCAATCTTGCCTTCAAAAGCCGCCTGGAGATGGCGGCACACGACCGGGATGTATGGCTCCCAAACAAGCTCGCCCATAGCGCGAGGAACATGCGGCCACGCCAGCCTAAAGAACGTCTCGAGCGAACGGCACGCTCCCTTAGTCGCTATCCGAAGTGCTGGCACTTCCTGCAGCTGGCGTGGCGTGGCCCTGAATGGTTGTGGCGTTTTTTCCATACTTGACTAGAAACTCAGTCTGCTGCTCGGGGCTCATCTCGTTCACGAACTCAGCCAACGTATCTCTAGACCCCACGTTGTTGTTGATGACCACCGTGGGAGCCTCATCCACAATCGATTTGGCCGTCTTGATCGCATCCATCCTCAGTTTCTCGACCGCAATCAGACCCTTAGACGCTCGGTCTTTCTCACGATGGGTCGCTTCCGGATCATCAATCACGTGCTGAAAATGGGAGACGACTTTCTTCCGCATCTCCTGCGGAATATCCCACCCCTCGGTAACGGCACGACAGAGCATGGTCAACTCCCGGCCTATCAGCTTCACTTCCGAATCGTCGTCTGCCATCTACCTAATACCCCCTAGCCCCGAACCTAAGCAATGCGTTTTGTGCATAGTAGAGCACAAAAGCCATGCGTGAGGCAAATAGCTTGTTGCTTGCGACACACACCTCAACCACGCATCTGACCCGTAAGACGGTGTTCCGCTTCCTCAACGGTTGGAGCGTATCGGTAGCTGAATAGATACGCGTCTTCGTCCGTCTCAATGTAGAAGTCCCGCAGCACGCTTATTGCTCGAAAACCCAAGGCTTTAAAAGCCAATTGAGCATCTAAATTGGTCTCGCGAACTTCGAGCATGATTCGATTCCGATCCTCTACCGACAACTTGCCTTTCAGCTTGTTGATCATCGCTGTGAATACGCCTAGCCACTGGTATTCCGGCCCGACTGCAATGTTGAGTAAATGCAAGCGGTTCTTGTGCAACTCATAGAGCATGAAGCCTGCCACTTGGCCGTCAATCTCAGCCACCATACCAATGCAATTACGCTGCATCAGGCACCTCACGAAATCGTCTTCACTCCATGGGAATTCGAAGCATCGGTTTTCGATCCCTAACACGCTGGGCATGTCCATGCGAATCATCCAACGAATATGCACTGCACCATTCATCACAAACCACCCTTTGAATCTACTTGCCTTCGTATGACTTGGAATTCCCAAGCCTCACGTAGACGGGTCAGCCTTCCGATTTCTCGAAGTTCGGACCTTTCTGGCAACCCATGAGTATCACTGTTGAGGATCGCATCCCGGCGTGCTTGGACTTCCGACCACGTGCGAAAACCACATCGCCGAAGATGCGACCTGTATCTGATTCCTCTATTGCGTCCCATCACTGACCCGGAAGGCTACGATGTCCGATCCCTCATTCTCGTGTCGCCAGCAGTAACTACCCGCCGACCGCTCTGTCTGCAAACCACCGGAATTGAATGCAACCTCGACCACTGAATCAGACGCAATCGGGCATTCACCACTGCGCCAACTCAGCCAAGAATCACCGGGATTGATCCGATCTGTGCATTCCTGACCGGGTATTCGCATCGATGCCGTGCTTACAACCCTCTCGCCACCTTGGGATCGATGGAGGTATCGCAGGCATTGCTCACGAATCTCGCATTGTGAATCGTGGCAGCGGCAGACATCATCGGGTAGAACCCGTCCGCGTATCGGTTCGCTCATCTCAAATCCTTTTTGGTTTCCTGCATTTTCTGACTCGCCACCAACTCGCAGCGAACACAACGCTTCTCAGTGATCAACGCACCGCACCCCATGCAGCGTGGGAAGTTCTTGCGTATCTGTCTCGACAGCGCTGGATGCCCCCGACGTGTTGCTGGCTTCAATAGAGGCATGTCGACTGGGAAGTGATGGCCAATATGTGATTCAGCCGGTACTGGTTCGAACGATTCATCAACCGCTAGAAGATCACTCAATTGCTTTTGCGCAAGCCCGTAGCGGCTTGCAATCTTCTCGACCGTCCATCCACGCTCATACAGGGCAACCAACTTGGCCTTGTTCGCTTCGGACAGCTCATTGATGTCTTTAATCCTGCCCATATCAAACGTCCCACGTGCAAACCGTGTAGCCCGCCCCGGCCATTGTTCGCCTGTCTTGCTGATCTGGCTCGCTTTGCAGGCCATCGACTAACGCAAGGGCCTCACCGAAAACCTGAATCTGCTTCTCCATCCGCTCAATCACTTCGCTACTGATTTGAATCTGTGACTCAAACCAATTGACCACCAAACCAAACCCACTGCCATCCTTCGGGGCCTTATTCTGGTTCTTGACCTGATCGAGATCCTTAGCAAGCCGCTTGGTTATTCCTTTGACACGCCCGCACTCCGCCTTGGCCTCAGATCGCTTGCGGTCCAAATCAGACCGCATGGCCCGAAAGACATCTTTGGCCCCTCCAGATACAGCCGACTGCAAACTCGAAAGCATGATTTCTTCCGCCGCACTCATGGCAGATTTTGGGTTAGGGATCTCCCCGCTACGGTCGTAGCTCTCGCGATCCTCTGTATTGATCAGTACCCGATGGGCCTCGTTGACCCTCCGGAATGCCTCACCATCTCCACCGTTATCAGGGTGACTCTCACGGGCCTTTTTTCGATAAGCTCGTTTGATCTCCTCTGCTGTCGCATCCTCATTCACACCAAGTACATCATAGAGATTCACGCTACCACCTTTTGCATACTTGCCACCAAAGACTTGGCCAACGCCATGCCCATCGCATCCGAGGTGTCTGACAACGCACTCAGACCGTCTGAACTGAATTTGCCGTCAATCGCCTCGCTGGCCTGAATCTTGGCACCCATTAGATTCACCATCTTTTGCTCCAAGCACTCTTCGTAGTGAAAGTGGATGACCTTGCAGGGCAGTTCCTGCCCAATCCGAAACGCCCTCCCACTTGCTTGACGCACTACCGACGTCTGCATGCTTGTCTGGTAGAACGCCAAGGTCGGAAAGTTGTAGAGATAACCTCCCCTTGGATCTCGCTGGAAGAAATCCAAACCGACTGCCACCAATCGTGGGTGCGAGATGATGCAATCCACACCCGGCGCGTGCTTGGCAATCCATTCCTCGCGTTTTTTTGTTGGCACCGCCCCCGATCGCAATACCGCTGTCCGAATCCCAACCCGCTCTAGCTTGGCCTGTAACAAACGCTGGACATCTCGCTTCTGCGTCATTTCCGCAAACACCCAACACTTCCTACCCGCCGATACTTCGGATCTCACTAGGTCGATCAATGCACGATCCTTGGGCCAAACCTGATCTTTAAGGCTTCGTGGTTCGATAATCTCCCGCCATTGCTGATCCTCATCTTCGTAGCCAATGGGGCCGTATCCGTTCGGATGGTCCGGATAGTCAATCATGCATCGAATCAACTGCGAGATAGCACGCATGTTGCCGCTCTGGATCAATTCATGCATCGCCGATGCGGCTGCCTCTTCGATTTCCCGATAGGCAGCAAACTGCTCGGACTCCATATGCACTGGCGAGACCCCCCGCGTAAACTGGGGCAGGTCGTCGCAAATATCTTCGAGTCCTAGGAAGACACACTTGCCTAGCAGGTGGTCGCCGAAAATAGTAGGCATTACTCCCGGCCTGACTTTAACCGTCGTCCGGCCCTTCGAGCCTGAGGACTGACGATTGCTATAGGTCGGTACCTTGGTGCGAATCGTCTTTTCAAGCCGTCCGTATTTCTTCGCGAATTCCGATGTCTGGCCATACTCGAAGCCCATCGTTTGCAGGCTTGTTGGTGCCGATCGCCACAGCAGATGCATGATCCCGTGTGCATAGCCATTCACGTACGTACCCGTGAGGGGAATGACGTGTTTGCACATGCTGACGATCTTGCTCGCAGCTATCGCAATTGCGGTGTTGCTACCCGATGCCTCATGGACTTCGTCTATCACGGCATAATCGAACATCCCTCGCATCTTCTTGGCCGCGTAGGTTGCGATAGGCCATCGACTTGGCTTGGCCACCCACTGCCAAAGCGGCTCCCCACACGTACTGCAGCTCGTCTTGGTATTGCCTAGATCATCGAGGGACATGGGCTCTAGCCCCGTCTCATCGCCCACGATCTTCTTCATCGGACGGGAATAGCATCGACCACATGCCAACCCGTTACGCCTGACCACAACGGACGGCTTCCATGCTGGGGCCAACTTGGCCATCGATTCGCTGACGATGTAAAACTCAGCACCAATCGGCGCGGCCCTGCAAGACGCCAGACGCACTAGATCCGTATACCGTTCTACAATCTGAACCCGTGCTTGCGGTACGATATCGAGCAACTCTCGCTTCCACTTTCGGGGCAGGTGTGGCGGGCACATGACGATACACCGATAAGGACGCCCCCTGGCGTGCGTGTGGACCGCTATGGCCGCAACCGTCGTCTTACCGGAACCGAGTGCCCCAACCATGTTGACGGTCTTTTCGCCTGCCCTCATGGCCTTCACCAATGCTGCTATCGCATCGGTCTGACCTCTCTTCGGTTGCCTTTTCGTCTCCGCGAAATCAAATGCTTGACCCCGGTAATGAAGTGGCTCATGCAGCTCATCAATACGGTCCGACAACGCATCGCTGTATCGATGCAAATACTCACTGACGCTATTCACTAGATTTTGATCTTTCGTTTACTAAGCAGCCCGCTGACGAGCTTGTCCATTCGCTGACTATCGAATCGCGCAATCCGGGCCTCAATTCCAAACCCTCCGGCTTGCCGCACTAGTGCAAACCTCTCTACCGATTCAGCAATCGATTCCTGCCATTGGTCCATCAATGGGGTCGTGATCTGATCCCCTTTGCAATAATCCCAAAGTGCCTGCTCATATCCGCCAACTAGCAACTGAGGGTCCTTGCTAACGATCAAGACCTGTGCGGTAGAAAACTTCGGTAGCCGAGTAATTGCCACGCTGTAACCGTGCGGGCAGTTCTGCGAATGGCCAACCGAATCACAATAGACCTCGAAATCGAGACCACCACGGACCATCGCCGCGATACCCTTAGCCACATTCACCGGTGCGGCTAGATGAGCGATCAAGAATCTTGGTTGTCGCTCTTCCGCTACCGCATATGCCTTGCACTTTGCGGGGTGAACCAGCGGGGAACCACCGGATCGCCATCGCGTAAATTTGATATCCCTAAGCACCCACGATCTCCTTAATCTTGCCGCTCTGATCGATCGTCCGAATTACCAACTCAATCTGCTCTGCAACCACCTTTGTTTGGTGCTTGCCGTCACTGCTCTGGTCGATCACCTTCTCGGTCTTCCGGCACGTACCGCGTACCACATGAGGTTTCTCGCCCTCTCGCGAGACCTTGCCGTTCAGATGACCGGCTGCGAGCAACAGAGCCCTGTGCCCGTCACCTAGCTCAAGGGGTGGCCTTACGTTTCGGATATTCCGGTAACCGGTCCCCACCAACGATCTCAATGCGGACTCAGTGTCAAGCAACCTTTCCAAATCGCCATCGGTGTACGATGTCTTTTCTAGATCGAAAACCTGCCCCGGGACGGTCCGGTACTCAATGCCAGTACCCTCAGCCCGCAGGAATTCATACGGCAGGTTCGATTGAGTCGGCTTGGCCTTTTCTCGCTTCACAGCCGTTACAATCCGCTCCCCATACTTGTCGCACCCCTCAGGCGGACGAACGACTTCTACTGACTCAAAATGGGTCCACAACGCCGTCCGCATATTCACATCGCGTAGCTTGCGAACTGGGACCAGCATCACCAACACGCCACCGGCCGCTAGATACCGTTCCGCTCGGGCCAAGAATGCGAACTCACTGGAAACCGAACCACCTAACTCGTTGTCGTACGGTGGGTTGATAAAAAGCAGACTAACCTTGCCCGCCCCGTATGCCGCGTGAAAGTCACTGCAAAGCGATAGCCGTGATGTCGGTAGATTCTGCCTCAGCTGATCGGACCTCGTCAGATCTAACTCACAAGCAATGACTCGAGAGAGTGGGACGTTAATCAATTCAGCCAGTTGCTTGATCGCACTGCCATCACCGGCACATGGATCCATCAACGAAGTCCCTGGGACGGCATAGATACGTTCCGCGATCGCTTCGATGGTTGCGGGCGAAGCTGGAAAATAGCCAAAATTGGTTTGGGAATTCATGCGAGCCATTAAAGTTCTAGCCCCACTGCACACGACTTGAATATCTCTTCCTGCTCGCGAATGTCCGATTCGACCCTATCAGCCTTTTCCAGCACGTTTTCGAGCATCGGTAATTCCAGCTCCGTCACTGGGATATGGACGTTGAGCGGTTTGACCGACCCGACTCGGTTTGAACGCTTCACACACTGGTGATAGTTTTCGTAGGAGTCCTGGACTCCGCTGAAAACCTGACGGGTTGCGATTTGAAGATTCAATCCGAACCCCAGAATCTTCGCCTTGCTCGTGAGTACTTTTGACTCCCCAGAAATAAACCGGCCAACCACACTCTCTCGCCTAGCAATCGAATCGCTGCCACTAAGAGACTCGCCACCCAGCGCCGCATGGGCCAGCTTTTGCTCTTGATCGTAGATGCACCAAACCAACGTTGATTCTTCTGGCCACTGCTTTATCAGATCCGCCATAAACTCCGGTTTGTTTGTTTCAAAATCTTGGCCATTCCAATGCCCCTTAGCTACCTGACCGTAAGAGCCTCGCGTCTGTATCCCACCGGCGCGAGTAGGCACCAATGCACCGAGATGACTGTGCACCCAATCCCACTGCTGTTTCGTCAGATCCACATGATGGATGTGCGTATGGATTGGCGGCAGAGTCCCCGCATTGTCTTTCCACCCATAAATGCCTGGATCGCTCAGGAAGATGCACCAATCTGATAGCGATCGATAAAACGGCTTCAACGCATGGGGCTTCAGTTCCCAGCGGTTCTGAGTCTGACCACGGTTTACAAAGAACGAGGCCAAAAACGAATTGACCGTCGGATATCTATCCATAAAAACCGAATGGTTCGCGTACTCGATTCGATCATTTGGAGCTGGCGTACCCGTCAGGCAGAGCTTCCAATCGAGCCCCTGGCCAAGCCGGATGCAAATACTGGCGTAGGTCGCACCTGCCGACTTCAGAATAGATGACTCATCGAGCACTAATGCGCCAAGGTTGCCCGGTCGCGTGTCCTTCTTTAACGCTTCGTAATTACAGATCCCAACTGCATCGCCTTCGCTATCGAGCCACTGTTGCAGGTTTGCCGCCGTCACTCGCTCAACCGGCATATCGTCGCCGTAGAACTTAGCGGCCTCTGCAATCATCTGCCCCACAACCATCGGGGGAGTGAAAATCAAAACCCGTTTTTTTCGCCCCAGCAATTCGTTGACGTGCTTTGCGTATCCGAGTGCGATCAAGGCCTTACCGAGCCCGCACGCTGCGAACACGCTAAACTTCTGGCGACGAATCGCCATGCGAGTGATTGCCCCTTGATAATCGAACATGAATGGATCAGGGGAGTATTCCGAGCCCACACCCGATGATGGCTTCCCACCCAATAGATGAGCATACCGGTCAGGGATCGTAGCGACGGTTCCGGTAAGCCGAAACCCAGGCAGGGTCTTTGCCGTCAAAAACTTCTTATAGTCCGCCACGCTGGATGTATCGAATCGGATTTGCACCTAAACCACCTCCGACGAAAAGAGCGAAAGTTGGTCGTCGCTAAACGCATTAGCCTTCGCCAAGTTACCCCTAGCAGCCGTTACATACTCGTCCTTCAGCTCACAGCCGTAAAACCGTCGACCAAGCCGCAATGCCGCATAGCCTTCCGATCCGATTCCCGCGAATGGCGAAAATACAATCTCATCCGGATTCGTATACAACCGCACTAGTCGATCGACCACCGGCAACGCCAAAGGGCAAACGTGCCGTGTATCGTCTTCGCCCTTTGCTTCCTTAGTGTTGAGCGTGTCCGACATACGAACGCCATCCCAAGTACCCTCCGCCCAACTGATCCAATCATTGCGGCTCACATCCCCACCCGAATTCACCGGCACCGCGTTATCGCCCGGCGCCCGGAACTTGATGAGATAGTCATTGAGGGTCCCACGAATCTTTGCCCGATCGGCCTCCAACCCCGCAAACTGCAACTCCCGGCTGCGAGTCCGCACCGCCTGCTCTTGGGGATTACGACGAATAGCCCAATCATATTCATAGACGAGCCCAGAACGCTCACCTAAGCGGATGTTAAGACCACGGAAGTCATTCAGGCCTACTTCGCCACATCGCTTCATACGCGGTATCTGGACCACATGGACGACACACACCCGACCGGGTTTAACCAACCGAGCAAGCTGGTTGTAGAAGAATGACAGATGTAGCCTTGCGTCCCCACCTAGGTCCTCGCTATTGCCTATGTCGTTGACCGACCCCGAATAGGCGTAGACAGATGGGAATGGTGGCGAAAACACAGCCAGATCGACACATGCATCGGGCATTTCCGACATGTGCTCAATGCAGTCACCATGATGCAAATACCACTGTTGGTCTGGATCTAAAATAGGCAAAACGATACCCCAAGCCGAACACGGCGCAAGAAAACACGATCAAAGAAACTCACGAAAGCAAACGAGCGACAATGCCGCCCAAGTAGCTAGACGCACTTGGGAAACAATGATTGCGCTGGATCATTCGTCATCGAGGTAATCAATCGTTTCGAATCTTGCTGCACACTTTTCGCACACTACGTGCTTGGGGATTCCGTACACTTCAAAATCGCCCCAATCGTCTGGCAGGCCCTGCCAATCTTCGATGTCGTGGATAAACCGATAAGCCTCTTCTCGCTCGTCCTCATCCACTTCCATCACGTCAGGCAGTGCAAAATTGCGACGAGCACAGGTCTTGCACGTCCAGTAATATGCGACGTTCAAAGGGACCGATTCCATTTGCGTATCCATCATGTTGCGGGGTCAATAACTGCCTTCCACAACCATGGATGCAACACCACACAATTCAAAACAATCACTAGTCGGAAAACGAACCAAGTTGAATCGTTCCTGTTGCTGTTTTCGGAACGGTAACGACGCTCCGCAACTGTTCTGACTTGGTCCATACCTCGTAGGTCGCGCCGGGGAACATGTTGCTGAAGCACGCCTGACCACTCGCGTCACTGAGTATCTTTCGGACGGCCTTACTGTGGTGCTTGCCAATATCGCTGCGATCGAACCTAGCAAACCGAAGACTGACTTCTACACCTTCAGATGTTGAGCCATCTACAAAGCACTCCCAGCAACCAGTCACAAAACCTGGATCGCTCACCACGGTAGGTATTGGCGTAAGCACGACCGGGAACGTTTCGTCGCTATCCACAGTGATCGTTGATCCGTTGTAGCTATGGCCCGCCGCCACGACCGCGGCAATGTAATCATCATCGTCGAGATTAAACGTAACTAGGCCGTTTGCGTCCGTTGTGGCCGTAAACGTTCCCAGATCGCTAGTGAGACGCACGCGAGCCGATTGCACATTGATAGTGCCATTCGAAACTTCGAGCGTTACGGTACGGATGCCGACCCCAGCGAGTGCCGCGAATTTTGCATCGAAATAATCAGTCGCATCAACGCCTTCGATTGTGATGACGTTGGTCGAGTCACCACTGCCGAAAACAGTTTGAAAAGCACCCATTACGGTGTATCTCCTATTTCAATATCGTCAAAGTCGGCACCCGTACCTAAGTTCGTCCAACGACCTGCAAGCGCTTCACGGATAGCCGCTTTGCTTGTAGTTGCCAAGATTGCTGCCGTTGCTGCTTCGATTGCCTCGATGATTGCTTCGGTGTCTACCGAGGAAGGCTCCGATCCACTAGTCTCGGAAGTAGTTACGGTTGCAGATTGGTTGAACGCAGCATCTAGCTGAAAGACGCCTAGATGGTATGTCGTCTCATAAAGAACCGTTTCGCTTCCGAGAGAAATCACCCCAGTTGAGCCAGGAGCCACGGTTTGAGAAGCTGACAGAATCTCCCCATCGCTTGGAGCTGATCCGGCTTTGAGTAAATAGTAGATCAGGCCGTTGGCTTCGTTTGTCGATACAGAGAGCGTTGCTGTCGTGCCCGTGATGCTAATCGTTGGGCTGCTAAGTGTTGGTGCTGTTACGTCAGGTTCCGGCTGGGTTGAATTATTTGTTACCGAAAATCCTGTAACGTCAACCAAAGCATTATCGGAGTCATCGAGAATTGCAGCACCGGCCAATGATGCTGTGAGCGTATCTGTTGAGTAGGCAATTCGGCTGAGTGAGTACGTTAGTTCGTCCGAGCCACTACCCGATACATACGTAGCAACGATCCCTGCTGTCGAAAACACGGGGACGGTTGTACCTGTGACCGGCTCGGAAAATTGCAGACTGGCTGTTGTCCCGCTCGATTGAATCGTAATCGATTCTAGGGTTGGTGCTGTAACGTCATTATTAGCAAGAGGCGTAATCGTAGCCCCTGCTGTTCCAGCTTTATGCGTTAACTGCCCTTGCATATCTGCTCGGAACTCAGTGGCGTCAACCGTGTCGTCGTCAGTGATTGGGTAAACCCAACCTACCGAACCCTGGAGTGTAAAAGTCCCAATTAAAACTTCGTTTGGCAAAAACGGTGACACAGCCCCAGATCGAAAATTAACCCCGACGTTGTTTTCGCTCATTAACACGCCTAGGTTAGACTCAACATTTGGAGCTGAATCTGCGACACCAACAATGTTTCTCGATGCCCACACCAGACCGCCGCTAATGATGGCTTGGTCATTTTGTAGAGGTTTTTCAGCAGGTCCAACAAAGGTGTTCTTTTCTGCATAAACTTCAGAATCACTACCTGCTACTATGCCTCTGATGTTTTTAGTTCCGCACATGTTGTTGATAGCGGAAATGATAAGATTATTATTCCAGCCATTGTTTGAATTGATGACAAACTGTACGTCAGGGTAAATCGAATCATCGACGTTTGTATTGATTCCATCGGCTAGGACGCAATTGTTTTCTAGAACCACTCTAAAGTCAGTCCCCAAATCGTATTCTGCTGAATAGTCAAAAGTAACATTGCCAGAGACAATTCCTGTCCCGGTTCCAGTAGGTGGGTTTTGGGGGTCTATCAATCCGTCCCCTGTAACTGATACCACTTCGTACAGTCGGTTTTCTGAAGCCGTAAAACCGATTACATTTGGAAACCAAGCTACATTAGAGCTTCCGTTCAATCCCGCCGAACCTGTCGGGTAAGCGGCCCCGCCTCCTGTCGTCCTTCGAATCTGAAGATAATCAGCGTGCGGAACTCCGACGGTAGCGATTTGGCTCAGGATGTCAGGTTTATCCCATGACGTACCATCTACTATTTCGCAGTAGGTGATATCGTCGTCGAACACACCTCGTGGAGTACTGAAACGGAAAGCCGTAGTTAAAGCATGGAAATCACGCACAACTTGTCTGTAGGTATTGCCGACAAGGCTAAAAATCCGCCCTCCGGAAATGTTCACACAATTCGACACACCATTGAACTCACAATTGTGGATGGCAATTTGTTCGCAAAATTCAAACCCAAACACATCGGACCAATCGGCCCAGTCATCAATATCAAATCCAGGTGCATAAAAAGCCCCAGCTCTTAGTTCCGAAAATCGAAGCAATGTGTAAGGTGCTGATCCGATACCGCCATTAAAAGTATACTGACCAGCACTATCGCCCCACGGGTTGATTTTCAATCCCCGAACATGGCATTTGCGAAGAAGCATGTTGTCGATTTCACACTCAATTAGTGGATCGTGCCCTGTATCAGGCTCTATCAACAATCCGCCTGCCCCGAAATCTTTCTTGTTTAGAAACGCTGTCCCGGTCCACGTTCCGTCTTGCACCCGGATTCGATACCAGCTAGTTCCGTCAGGCGTCAATCCATTTATTTTGTCTCTTAGGTCAGTTGTGCTAGTCGCTGTTTGATCCGAGTCAAATGCTTGGTCTTCGTATCCAGGCCACAATTCTGCGTAGATGACTGCTCGGGTGATCGCTCTCTCACTCAGAGTTCGGCTAGTTACGTCTGAATACAGCCCAGTAACCGGTCTGTCAATAGCTGTTGCGGTCAAGACGAAATTAGTATCTTTCGTTTCCAAGTCGGTTGTCTGCCGAATGGTTACCGTATCAGTCCAATTGTCTGGGATGCGAGTCCCCGTAGTTACCAGATAGGTCGATCCGTTTCTATCTTCGAGGGCAAGGTAAGTAGATGACGACCCCAGAAGAGAAAAAGCTTGAGCACCAGTAGGAGACGAAATTTTTCCGATTTGGTGACCTTCAGGCTCTTTAGCAAAGATTGTTCCATCATGAACACCGCTATCTGTGGCGTTGCTCAACACTGCTGCGGATAGTGGAACGACTAGTTCCTCAAAACCGAACGTCTGCAAGTAGAGAATGACGTTATTGCGTTCAATCTCTATAAAGCTTTCTGTGATTGTTGCTTCTACGTAGTCGTTATTTGCCAACCAATCAGCTCGTGTCCGAACAGTACCACCAGCATCGAGCGAGCTGCCGGACGGTACGCTAACCGATGCTACGCGGTAAATTTCCCCTGCGGAGTTTCCTTGATTTACAAGGATCCCCGTGCTGATAGTTTGATTCGCGATTCCACTGGCTGAGCGAAATCGATAAGTACCAGGGGTTAAATCTAGGCGGAATTTAATAAAACCAGTATTTGTACCATTAAAACCTGCAAATTTCGGGTCGACGCTTGAGCTTCTGTTCGAATCTGTAGGTGCACCGTTTGTCCAGCCAAATGTTATTCCGTTTCGAGTAGTAGGATAAACATCACTAACGCAAAACGTATCGCCTGCATCATCGGTCGTGTATATTTCTGAGTTCCGAAAGTTGATGAATTTGAATCCGGTTTCTATAAAGTCTATGCCATCCGTTACCGTAATCGTAAACGCCTCGGAATAGTCATCGGTGCCATCGTTGACGTTGATACGCACTGAGTAGCTAGACTTCGTTTCGAAATCAAAAACCTCTGCTGCTCGCAATTCGGTGCCGACGATCGAAAACGATGCGTTGTCCGTGTCACCTGATCCGGAGACCAAAGTAAACGTCAGCGTACCACCCACGTCCACATCCGTGGCCGATAGCGTTCCGACCGCATCGTTGATTGAATTATTTTCAGCGATTGTCGTGGACGATAAATTAATTGCCATTAGCCATTACTCAAAAAATGTGACGTTGAATTGTGTATCTGGTACCGAACCGCGATACGCGTGGATCGGGTGGCGGAGGATGTAGTAGATGGTTTGGATCATGGGTGGGTTACTTACTCTCATCATTGGGCGATGAAATCTTGATCGTTGCCTCCAAGCAACTCAATATAACCGATGCCGCAAATCCCGGCGTGCCTACCGATAACCCTGCAACAGCTACCCTCGCAGCCGGAATGAAGTTCTTACTGAGAAACCCACCCACGGAGCCAAATACAGACTTTGCCTTGGCCGCAAACGTCGATTTCTGTTCTTCCGTGGGCTCGTTACCTTCGGCCTCTGAAGCCTCCAATTCCTTGGCTTCCGCCATCAACTCTGCGGTGACTTTCAAAGCAGGCGGTTCGTCTAACGGGTTTGGCTCAACAATCGATTCTGGTTCACCTCGTGGGGCATCATTCACGGGCTCGATGTCGACTGTGGTTGTCCTTGCCTGCCTCACTTGCAATTCGGTCTCGAACAAGCCTGCAAGCGTGTTGATCGCATCAAGTCGCTTTGCGACTTGGTTTGCGCCGATGGTCTGATTCATCGCGAGCTTGTTGTCGCCAAACGCACTTTGGCCGCCACTGATATCGAAGTTGCCGAAATTGAAGTCAGGCATTACCGATCCTCTTCCTTGTGATTCATTTCGATCTCGTTGTTCCCGAACGCGTTTTGACCGCCGTTGATGTAATTGTTGGTCGTTTGCCTTTCACGCCGACAAAGCACAAACGTGAGCACCCTATCTCCTAGAACCGCTACCGAAGCTGATATCACGTAGACCCAACTGTTGTGCAATTCCAGCGCGTGTGCCGACATGCCGGATACGCCACCGCAGAAAATCCCAATCACAGCAGCAGAGATAAATCCGAGCACACCGCGTCGATTCGGGTACACGATGTTGGCCACCACTCCGGCCATAAATGAAATGATTGCGACGGCAAACCATGTGTAATCTCGCTGCATTCCAGGCACTCTAAAAATTCCTTTTACACAATGCGCAGAACTCACCCTTTCTGAGCAACTTGTTGGTGACGACATGGATGACCGTCGCGAGGATTCCGGAGAAGGCATGGAACGAAAGAAAGGCGTACATCCAAAAGTCGGCTGAAAACTTCCAATTGATGGTCGCCCACCACCCGATCCTGATTGCGATCTCGACAACACATAATGCAGTCGACAACGAGTTGATGATGTAGAGCCACGCGTCCCAACGCCCGTGCAGTACGTCCGACATGCGGAAGTCCTCGAAGAACTCGCCATGTCTATACATGGTCCAGAGGCCCGTTGTGACCGCGATGGCATGTATGAATATGACTATCAAATCGAGCTGCACGTTCTATCGCCTTCGCCAAAATCTTCGTTGGTTGTCTTGATCGTTCTCATCGTCCGCTTTCTGGTCGTCTGACCGCTCTTCATTGCGGTCCTGTTTGCGTTCTTTCCTGTCGTTCCAAAAATCGCTTATGGACTCTCGGAACCGTCCATCGAACGGCAAGATAGAACAGCTTTGGAATCGGAGGATAACGGTAGCGACCAAAATGACCGCTACCGCTATCAATACTCCACGGACCCAATTAGCCATGGCCTACCGCCTACGCCAGCCGAGCAGTCCGCGCCGCAATGGCTGATACGAATTGCTTGTGTTAGCCGTCGGGCATATTTGCTGGCCACTGACTGGATCGATGTAGCACGTGCCACTAGATACAGTCGGCTGGTACTGGACTTGGTATTGCGGTTGCACGATGGTCTGGACAGCACTTCTAACGGGCGTTCGGATCTCACGGCTAACTACCGGGGCATAGGACTGGACCGCCCCACCGGTGCTGCCATTGCCGACACTCGCAGTCTGGTAGCTCGAATAGGTCGACCCACTGCTTCCGCTTCCAGTGCTGTTGTAGCTCGCCATCGCGGGCGTGAATTTGGCTTTCAAGTCGCTGTGCTCGGCTTCCAACTTGGTCACCCGCGATGCAAGCCTCTTGATCGCTTCCGTGTTGGCGTCACAGTCACAATCGCAAACGTCGTAACTGCTTGTCGGCTCGCTCGCGGGAGTGCCGTAGCCGTCCAGCTGTGAGACGAACATCGGTAGGTCTACGGCTTCAAACGGGTTCTCAATCTCGGTGACTTCAGCCACCGATTGCTTGGGCTCATCGGACTTATCCGATGGCATGATGGCGTACCCGATTAGGGCAACAAACACCGATAAGATCAACTGTGGTTTCATAATCACTTTTCCTCAGGGTTCGAATTTGACTACGGGTTACACACCGAAGTCGTTAGTGGGATCAGGACGTACCGAAGTCCCGATGTACGTGTAGTGGTTTCCGGCACATGCGAATGCATCATCCATCGTGAATAACGCGTAGCCGGCTTCGCCCCAACCGCTGTTCGTTGGGCCATAGATCACGTCCTTGGACGGTCCCCATGAATTGCGATCGTCTGGGTGTACGATGTCTTGGCCACCCACGTACTTCGCTGAGTGGAAGACGTTGGCATGGTTGCCCGGTCCACGGCTAATCTGTGCATAGCCGTTTCTCAGTCGCATCCCGTTGTTGCCGACATGCCATGCGAAGACGACCGGCTGACGACGGGCTAGGGCAGATGCCAGTGCTCTGGCATAACCGGCCCGATCAAGAGGTGCTCGATACCATTCAAAGCCACGGAAGCGGCTCATCTCAGACATGGCTGCTTGCCATATGTCGGATGGAATATCTCGTTGACGGATCTTGAAGTGCGGAAATGCCTTGGTCATTCCACCGACTTGCACAAAGCGAGGTGCTACGCCTCGCTCAAGCAACTCGCGATAACCTTCGATCAGTGCACTGCCAGCATCGCGGCCACCGTTGACCCGCATATAAAGCTGGTCATCGGCAAGCGGAATGTGGGGTAGGCCCTGTTGCAGTCGAAGTTGATCCACTGCACCGACAACGGCGCTCGTGTTGCACTTTCCCACCGATGACTGATTGATCATGTAAGGTGCTAAATCACGCCGCGATTGTTTGTAATCGTAGTCCTTCAGCAGCTTTTCGATGTCGGGATCGTCGAGCATCATCGAGTCGGGATACTCTTCAACCGCGTTCATTAACGCCTTCTGATTGTCATCCGGCATTATCAGACCGGTCGAGAATTCAAAACCTTCTGGGTTCTTAAACGTGGCTAGTTCGCTCATTTCAAGCCCTCCAAATCAGCTATCGTTTTCGGGAATGAAATCACACTCTTAGGCGTCTGTAGGTCCTCGTACAGGATCGTGAACGGCGGACTGACTCCCTTGCTCTTGGCCCAATCGATCTTGTCTTTGACTTCGGGCAGGTCATCGTCGTAGTGGACGGCCCCGGCCATGTCATTGGCTTTCGCATAGACCTTCAACGCATCGAGCATCGACAGCGTCTTGGGCTCTAGCGGTTTGGTCTCCACCAGCGAATAGAAGCTGTAGCCAGACCAATCCGCATCGACCTCACGCCCATCGGATTCGTCGTCTTTTTTTTGGTCCTCACGTTCCTCTTGCTTGTCGCGGTCTTGCTTATCACCGCCACCCCAATCGGATCGATTCCACGCGAAGTAGCAAACCGCTGCGATGACGACGATCAGGATCAGATTGCTAAACCCGCCACCGCTGCTCTGTTTGCTTCCGCTTTCGTATAGGTAGTCGTCGCTCATTTCGCGGCCTCCTTACGCTTGGTAGGACTGGTCTGGCCTTCGAGTCGCTTGATCTCGGCAAACAACTTCTCCGCCTCATCAAGGCGCCCCTCTCGGATCTCGCGAGTCAGTAGCGTTACGGCCTTGGGTTTTCGCGTGAAATCGACCAATCGGTCTAGCTCATCTCTGCGACCCTCACTAGCGGCCTCGAACAGCGCATCTTTGAGTTCTTCCTTGCTGCCGGGCTCGGCTTTGGTCGCTGTGCGAGTCTCGGTATATCCGTCCACGAGGTCCGCAATACGTGCCCAGATCTTGGTCACCCACAGGACAACCGATGAACCAACGATCGCAAAGAACGATATCGCCATCTGGAAAAGGACCGGGACAATATCGATCGACTTCGGCTTTTCGGGGTCTTCCGGCACGAAGTAGTAATCACCGACCACGGACAGATTGCCGGTGAACAGAAATCGCAACAGGAGGAATACGGTGGTGATACCGATGGCAATGTGAAACCGCCGGTCTTGATACCAGGGCATAGTTCGAACCTTTGGATGGACATAAACACAACTTTCGTGCTGTCCAAAGTCCGGCCAGTCACCGACAACCGCAATATCGACGCCCTACCCGTTTATCGAATGCGTCTTCGTCGCACACTTCAAAGCAAGGTTGAAAATATGCCTTTCGGTCAACTTCGTTGGGTTCTTAAGCACTCTGGCTTTCCTGGCCAACTTGATGCAATTCTCTTCACGCCAATCACTTTTACCGTACAGCAGGACCCCGCAATGCTGAGGCACTTCCGATACCGGCACCATGCCTTCGGGGAACACAAACCAGAACTGGCGCGGCTTGGGACACAATATCCTGCGATTGATTCGGATCTCTTGAGACCGGGCGTAAGCAACATGCTTCTTGATCTTTGCCCCCCATTTGTAGGCTTTGCGGAAGTCTGCCTTGTAGTCTGCGACCGTCAGCTTGATCTCGAATTCCTGCCAATACATCGGCTTGCTCACCGTGAGTAAATCACTCTCCCACGGTGAATCAAGCATGTAGGTGTTCGTGCAGATCAAGCGACCGGGCCGACTCAGATACCGAATCAAAGCCCGTTCAATTTCTGTCGCGGTGATCAAAACGGCTTATCATCTTCAATGTGGACCGATGCTGGACTGCGAAGATTCGACCAAGACACCGTGCTGCTTCTGGCTACTGCGATAGCCTCGAGGACATAGAAATCCTGATCTGGGTTCAGCTTGGCCAGCCGACCAGCCTCATTCCGAGCAACCTCTTCAGTCGAATGCCGATGTGTTGGCACGCCACGACCTAACACCATCCAGAATTTATCTTGGTTACTCATTCTTCGACCACCAATTCGTAGTCGTATTCAGCAAGCTCGAACCTCTCAGTGCCTAACTCAACGATGGCCTTACCGTCGTGCATGACCATCGCATCGTATTTGTTGCCAGCCTCAATCGAGTACGATTCGCCGGTCATAAAGCTCAACGCTTGGATCTTCTTGACCTCACCGTTCGGCGTGTCCTTGACCTTCGGCTGCTCCTTGGCCGTCGATGGCATTTCTTCAATCAGCGATTCGATGCTCTTGCGTCCCAAACCCTTCACGTCTGGCAGACCCTTCGGATACTTCGGGTTGTTGCCGTTCGCGAGGTTCTGCAACTCAGCTAGATTCGTCACTCCCGTTGCTGCCAACGCGTTCTTGGACTTCATCGGGATAGCCATCAACATGATAAAGTCAGGCACCTTTAACTTGGGCTGGCTTTCAACAGCTGCCGATTCGTTGGCCACCGCTGGCGACTCATCATCCGGCCCAATCGATTCACCTTCTGCATCAATCGATTCACCATCGGGCAGATTCGCCTCGTCATCACCGTCGATCGATTCACCGTCACCGCCGATCGTCTCATCATCCGATGGATCATCGTCAAGCGAATCGAAATCATCTCCCTCGTCTTCATCACCTTCCTCATCATCCGTGCTGACGACACCGAAAGGAAGCATCTGCTGAGGATCGACCTTGGGCGGCCCGCTCTCGATCAGGTCATTCATCTTAGCCTGACGCAAATCCAACTCTGTCTTGGCATCTTTCAGCTCATCCTTGATGCCAGACACAACATCCTCTTGATAGCGGACTTTTGCCATAGCCGCTCTGATCTGCGTGATGTGGTCGTGATCTTGCTCCAACGCATCCAACGTACGCTGCGGGACTTCCACCAACACTGTTTGCTTAACTTCTGATTCTGCCGTCATGTTCCTGCTGCCTGCTACGAACCCAATTGGCCGGTGCAATCGCACACCCACCTGTCGTAGAGCTAGAAGCAAATCCAAGCAACATGTCACATCAACGAAACGGCATTTCGTATGTCGGGCTGAATATTTCGGTCCAACCTGTTGAACAGCGTCCAACTAACGCGGTGGCCATACTCATCACAATCATCGCGTGAAATCGACTTGATTTCGCCACGCTCGAACTTGTCCCAAAACCGCATCTCGCGATGCACTGGGAACGCATACGTCACCGCCTCTGCCGCTTTGGTCTTCAACTCGCGTGGGTTCCAATGGATAAGGAAAAACGCTACCACGCCGTAACTGGCCTTATCGAACATGTACTCCAGTTGATACCGCCGCGATTCCTTTTTGCCGCTGGTGTGCATTTGGTACTTCGAGAGCCCAAACGAATGGCCTGAGCAGGCCTTGCAATCAAACACGATCGGAACCGGCCCTTGCATGATGCCTTCGAAGTCAGGGCGAGATTGCTGGACCTGCCACCCGCTTGATGTGTAAAACGCTGCAACGCCACTCTTGCGAATATCGGCTACGCCCGCATCTCGATACTTATCCATCCGCTTCGAAACAACAGATTCAAATTCACTGCCGGTCAATTGCTTCTTGAAGATCGATTTCATCTCTTTCGTGTTCAATTTTGTGATCCTCGATCAACTCAGTAAATTCGAAACGGTCCATCCCCAAGTTGTAGGACACCTCACGTGGCCATTCGTCACCGCTTGATGAGACACACCATACATGGCCCTTGATGGTCGTCCGCGAGAGCATCCACAAAACATCTGCATGGCGATTCATCAACGGTGTCTCACCCCAGCACACAATCGCCTTGTCCACCCAGCCAGCTAGCCACCGCATCCACTGCATCGAACCGCCGGTAATCAATGACTCGCGTTCGTGCAAATCCTTGACCTGCTTGCATCTCGCTGTGAACAAGGAACAAACCGCCACGAACGATGCACCCATCCTGCGTGCATGGCGGTAGATCTGCTCTAACTCGCGATCCTTCTGAAAGCTATCGACATAGCCAGCCCGGGCATTGATGTAGAGAAGCTTCTGATTCCCAAGGGGTTCAGCAATGGCCTTCCATATCGCGTGCCGATGTCTGTCCTTACGATCCATCCCGACCACCACGCCAAAGGATTGGTCACCGTACGCCTTCCACGTCGATCGATCGAAGACGAAATCCCCCCAGTCTTCTCGCTTGTCGTCTGGGTGCCACAATCGCTGCCCTCGGCTGACCCGGGAACGCAACTCAGCAATCTTATCGGGGTGGCCGGGTGGGAAACTTACGGCACGTGGATCGACATTGGTTTCAAAACCAAGATCGTCTCCAAATACAGCCCGCCACTCTTGTAGAGTTGCGGGCATTTCAAGTGGACTTCGTTTATTCGTCACCCCTTAGGCACCCCAAAAACCCAAGCACATGCTTGAGCGAAAATCCTATTCGTGGGTGCCGCGAATCCTCATAAACTGCGATCAGGCAAGCGCGTTTTTGCGTCGGCTGGTATCGATAAATATGCCAGTGCGAATTGTCTTCGAACCGATATACCTTAGAGACCGCCATCAGCTTTTTTCGCTTCCTGAATTGCCTTGAGCTTTGCATGCACCCGTTTGAGCATCACGCCCCTTCCGTCTTCCCCTAGACTCTTTTCGCCGTTGATCGTCACACCTAATGACTTGAGTTCCGATTCCGTATCGGCCTCTCTGAGGATGTCATCAAAGTCCGCCTCCAGTGTCGAGACAGCTTGCTGATCGTCTTCGTCAACAACGTACTCCGCGTCTAACACGGTGGACAATTCGTCAAGATCGTCAACCGCAACTTGCCTTTTGTCTGGCGTAATGTCCTCCAACTCCTCAACGGTCTTAAAACCCATGCCGATTTCAGGTGCAGTCGTTCGAACCAAAAACGTTGCCGCCCGGTAGCGAAACATCTGCTCTGGCATGGTCTTCCATTTCGATCCGGCTTTTGCCGACCAGCCCTCGCCCTTGACCATCTTCCAGTCAACCTTGGTGCCTTCAATCAGATCGCCGGTAGCCCTCTCGGTGCAATAGGCCGTACACCCGTAGCTATCACCTTCACCATCGAACTTGTACCGAATTGCGGTGAAGTCCCCGCCTTGGTTGAAACACGCAATAAGAAACTGCGCGGACCAGCCTGGATTGCCATGCACGATGTAGAGATTCTGCATCACCATCAGCAAATCTACGTCCATTCGCTGCGCGATATTCATCGCGATCATCACACTTCCCGCTTGCAACTTGCCTTGATACTGCTTCGGGACCAAGCCACTTGTTGCGTACACCATCGCCTTGCGTTGGATTAGCTCAAACTTTGCCTCCTCTGCCATCACTGATTGCAATGCCATGCTTTCAGGCACTGCTAAATCGCGGGTTCGTTTCTTCTCCGGTGCTTTCGCTTCGGGATTCTCTGTCACTGTTGCCATCTCTATCTACCTTTCTTGATTCGGCGAGTCTTCCCCCGCCCGTTTTTAACCGACACCCAACTACCATCGGGCATCACCAAGCTCTCGTTGTCACCAAACAATCCGAGCACCTCATTGCGTCGTTTGTTGCGGGTTTTCTCCGCCTCACACAACATCTCTTCGGCGAAGAAATAGGATTCCACCAACTCCGACTCCGTGTCTTCTACGTGCTTTACCTGCCGCTCTACCGGACGATTGTTTTCACACAATGCCGAATAAGTGGCGTTGCTGCCATCTAGCTCCGGCTCAATGCGGTTCTCAACCGAATGCCAGAACTTTCGGTAAGCCACACTCATCTGGCTAATGATCTGCTCATGTCTCGGAACCGGAATGGTTAGCAAATCCATGCCGTTGAGTCCGACCAAATAACCCTGATCCCAGCCAGTGACAAGCAACTGATGCTGCACCTGAAGCGAGAACTTCAACGGGGCTTTGCCAGCCGCTTCGTCCCACTCCTTCTTTGCCACCCAGCTCGAAAGATTCTTGGCCTCCAAAACGCAGGGCTTGCCATCGACGATCGCAAACATGTCTAGCGATGCCGTCACATACGGCATGTCCGACGAAACCCGCATCGAGTGATCGGGGTCGAACTGCACTTCCCATCCGTGCGAAATCCGCGCTAGGTCCGCGATGTATTTCTCAGCAGCGTGACCCTTCGCAAACCGCTCTTGGGTCTGGTCATCGAATTCGACCTCTGATTGCCCCGTCTTGTCCAGCCACAACGTGTACCGGCTTTGAGTGGCATATCCGTGCCCAAGAATGGCACCCGCATCGGAAGAGCCAATCGAATTCTTGCGATTAGCCAACCACTCTTCACGGGTGGCAAATCTCAGCAGTTGATCATTATTCATGGATAGCTCCGGTGAACTTATCCACGTCCGTTGTGTTGAGCGAGACAAGCATTCTCGCTTCCTTCATTGGAACTTCGAGCGTCTTGCTCAAGAACAAGGTTGCCATCGACAATGCAAGGTGCATGCTGGCACCATCGGTGAACGGCTCGATGCGACGAATCTCTTGATTGATTTGATCGCTACGCATGCAAACCAAACTGATGATTCGCTTAAGCTCGTTAATGCCTTCGTTCCATGTGTAGCAACCGTCTTCTGGTTTGCCGCACAAAGCATGGAGCATGTCTGTGACATCCAGCTTCGTTGGCCAGTTTGAAACCGTCACAATATGCTTGTGATCTTCGGTCTCGAAAACCAGTGTTTTTATTATCCAAATCGCTTTAACTTGCATCGTCTCACCTCGGTTGAATCTTTCACTCAACTCAGTAGACGCAGTGGTTGGCCAGCGATTGCGCTTTCTCTCCTACGTGTCTTCGTACATGTATTTTTGCTCGAATGTCGTAGTCGCACCGTCCCATCGCATCGGGATATCGAACTGACCACCCTGGCGATATTTGAGGACCGACAATAGACGTTCGTCCTCTTCGCCCTCGTTGTGGATCGTCATCACCACGTCAGAATCCTGCTCGATCGATCCCGACCCCTTCAGCTCCCCAAGTGTCGGCTTCTTACCCTTGCCCTCACGATTCAACTGACAAAGCAAGATCACTGCTAGGTCCAGCTGCTCGGCCATCTCCTTGTCGATCACTCGCATATTGCTTGTGATCCGGTTCGATGAATCCATTCGCGAGTCCTCACCCTCAATGATCTGCAAGTAGTCGATCAAGACCACATCGATCTTGTGCTTCTGAATCATCGAACGCACTGCCGCCATAATCTGGCGTATCGATGCGCGAGGGGGCGAATAGATGTAGATCGGATAGTTCGAACCCTCTACGTGTGCCTCGAGCGTGTGCCAATCGTACTCATCAAGCGTCCCGTCTTTGATCCGCTTGGGATCCACATTCGGGCAACCCGATAGATGCCTCTCCGCTAATTCCGTGCTCGTCATTTCAAGCGAGACAACCAAGGTCTTGAATCCGTCCACTGCCAGATTGCTTACGATCTGCATCCCTAGTGCGGTCTTGCCTCCTCCGGGCCGTGCTGCGATTGTCATCAACCGGCCTTTCACGATCCCGCCTTCATGCTCGTCAAATCTCGGTATCCCGATGGCCATTCCTTTCTTACCTCCATCCTCCGATCGGGTCCGCAATTGCGTCAAGGCATCGACGCAAGCTTCCTTGAATGTCTTTACCTCGATCGACGCACGGGCCTCGATGTCGCTTAGCACCTTGTACGCCTGCCCAATTGTCTCGACAGCGGTATGGTTGCCAGACAAGGCCTTGCGAGTGATCGTGTTGGAGAGTTCGTACAGATCACGCTTCCTGGACAGCTCGATCAAGTCGATGGCAAACCCTACGGCGTTGGCGGCATTCGGGACGATGTTTGCCAACTTCGCTAGGAATTTCCCGTCGATTCCAAAATTGCCAAGACCTTGGTCTTTGATTCGCTTGAGGATAGCCACCATGTTAGTTGTCGCCACCCCGTCTTCGCGAGCCTCAACAAGCAACTCAAATAGTTTTCGATTCCCATCGTCATAGAAGTCATCGGCCCGAATCTGATCGATCACTTCATGGATGGCCGTTTCGTCGATAATCAGACATCCCAAAAACGCCTGCTCTGTGTTGGTGTCGATCAGTGCTTCGAATGGGTCTCGCTCGATCGGTCGTTCGTTTTGGTCGCTCATAGTGATTCCCTTCGACGATATGATTCCCAGCCGCATGTTAAGACCACCCCATTGTGGGCGATCCGATCACATGTTCGATGGCCGATAAGATCTTGAAACTGACTGACGTTGGTCGAGTTGGCGGTCATGACTACCGGCCTCATCTTGCGGTACCGGATATCGATGATCTGGTAAAGCATTCGAGCTTGGTAATCGGTTATCGCTCCCATCGATCTCGAGCCAAGTGGAACAGTCGGCGCAGGGTCGCTAATCCAAAGGATGTCACATTGAACATACTTCCGGATTATTTCTTGCTCGCTTGTCGACTCGCTATCCATCGAATCACGTAGCTCGGAATACAGCGATTCGCCGTCGGTCCATACCGTCGTGAAGCCTTGGGACGCAGCATCTCTCGCTATCGACATAGCTAGGTGATCCTTGCCCGTACCACATGGGCCAAGCAAGAGCACATTGACCCCATCGGGGACGTGGGTATCCAACCGGTCGCAATACTGCACCAGCATGTCGAAAATCTCTCGCTGATGTTCGTCGTAGATGTCGTAGGTCTTGAACGACACATCGTCAAATCGCCTACCTATTCGATGCCGAAGTTCATCGAACTTCAACGATGCCATTGCTTTCTTGTCTGCACTCATAGCTGCCTTTCAAAAAGTTGGCGCGTATTGCCCCTAAGGAACAGTACACACGGTCTAAAAACTACTTACGGGAAAGAGGCCCGTAACTAACGACCCCGGTCTTCAATGACGGGTCCCATTTCTCGCCCACGTTGGGCTTCTTGCGCAATTCGTCTTTCGCACGCTTCTCGTCCCAGCCATTCCATGCGTGCAAGGCCTTCCGCCAATCACTGACGCCCTCCCAGCCCTTCGCGTCCTTCGTTAGAAAGAACAGCTTGCCATCGGTGGTGATACTCTTACTTGCCTTGGCGTACCCCATGACTTCCTCCATCGTGGGTGCCTCATCGAAGGCCTCTAGCTGGGTAGCACGGGGCAAAATTGTCTGCCTCTGCCGTAATGCCTGCTCGATCATCTTCGGAATGCTGCTCGGCTTGCACCTTCCAAGGCGAGACAACTCCGCCTCCGCCTCAGCACCCGATAGCGGCACGCCTTTCTGATCCAAATTCTTGCACCATCGATTCCACGCCTCTCGATTCTTTGGGGTGTCGATCGACGCCGGCAAGGGAATGTCTTGCGCCGCATCGCAAAACATGGGCATTTGAACGTCTTTTCGGTTCCTCTCGGGTAATCGAGCAACCAGCGAGACAATGATCAGCTCGATCGCTCTTCGGGTACGAATCCTTCGATGCTCGCATGCCATTTCAATCGCGTGGATGAAGTCGCCATCTCCGAGAATCCCAAGATCCATCACCACACGATCGACCTCATCACGCCGATGAATCCGTCGCTTGGCCAGCGGCTTGATTTCATCTTCAGACAAGTTGTCATTCGATTGACCAACGTTTTTGTTGGTGGAGCCAAACTCTTCGGACAACTTGTCAAGCAACTTCCGCCTGTCGTCCTCGGACAACTTGTCAACCTGCCCCGTAACCGACGCATAGTCAGACGCCACGTCTTTAACCGCTGGCTTAGCTACCGGCTTGGGCGTCGGCTTAGGCGGACTGACCAAGACCTCTCGACTCTTTTCGATAACTTCCTTGGGTGACTTCGCGACCCTCAACTCCTTGTTGACCGCATCGACAGCCTTCTGCGGGGCCTCGGACAACTTGTCCGCCAGCTTCTTTTGACCCATCGACTTGAGAGCCTTAGTTACTTCCTCGCGTGCACCAGCTCGATTGGCCGTGCGGGTGCTGACCCCGTTCTCTCTCGCGATGTCCTCAACTGACTTGTCACCACGATTGGCTACCAGCTTGCCAAGCATGGCCTTGAAAACCGATGGAGTGAGATTCCGCCTGCCGACCTGAGTTGACTGCCGGAATGCGATAGCTTCATCGATCGAATCAAACCGCATCTTGTGGATTTTGAACGGCACCCCACACTGGCGAGCAATCTTGTACCGGGCATGACCGTCGACCATCGTGAGACGCTCACCGTCATCCCAAACCACAACCGCATCCCTCACGCCGTGGTTGCGAATCGAATCCTCGAGTTCGCCCCATTCTTCGACTCGCATCTCAACCAACGACTCTTTGATTCGAGTGTTGAAAACTATCTCAGCAGAGGGCTTGGCTTGGCTAATCACTTACTCGGTTCCTTTTCGATTCTTCGTAGTCGGACATCCTGCGGGGCAGCGATCGCGATCCGAACCCGGTTCTTAATCCGATGGAGATAGACTTCGCATTCATCTATCGCGACATTTATTGGACGCCGCCGATCAAGCGTTACCTCACTCGACCAGCTCATTCCTTTTCCCAACTCGTGGCCATTCACAACTGTAGGCGTGAATGCCTCGATCTGAATCAACGCCCGTCCGTCTTTGAAAGACTCGATCCACAAATTCCATTGCCCGATTGAGCAGAGGCCATGGAATTCAGGAAGATTGACGGCAAGCATGTGGGGCTCAGTTGTCGTGGAGGTCGTCGTATTCGTCGCTCAGAAACGGGTCGTAGTCATTGCCGGGGTCAGGCAGGTCGAACCCTGGCAGGTTCCGTTGCTGCATCTCGTTTTTTACAAACTGGATGTTGCGATAGACAAGACTCCGGAGCGGCTTAATATCGATCTGATGCTTCTCCGACAGCTCTTCGTAGCTCATGCCGTAAATCACCCGGTCAACGAAAACCGGCCTTGCGCGACGATTCATGCGGTCGATACAGTCGTGAATAAATTTCAACTGCTCTTTGTCGAAGACCCGCTGAACTTGCCTGTCTTCACTCGTCGGATGCGCGAACTCAAGCGAGGTATCTTCCTGCTCGATCGATCGCTTACGGCTTGCCTTGTGGCTCCGGATCTTGGACCGGACGGCATTGGCCGCGATGGTCATCACCCAGCGTTGAATCTCTTCGGTTGTTTCTGCCCTGCACCTCGGAAGTGCTGCATGGGCGTTCATGGCCGTGACCTGGAATAGGTCGTCGGTGTCCTCGCGATGCGAGATCTTACGAAGCTTGCCCACATATCGCCGGTGGAGCATCGATTTCATGCCGACTAGAATGACCGCTAATTCGTTGGATGTTGTCATCGGAACTGCCTTTTCGATTCGTGTTGAGAACCATGGGCAGACGGGCTAAGAGATTGCCCAGATACGCTTGAAAACGCTTTCTGATCTGCATTGCCTTCACTCCATCTATCCGTGGCTTGTGGCGAAAGCAAACAGAACGCTTGTCGCCGTCAGATGGGTGAAGTGTAGTGCTTTCGTAACGCCTACGCAAGTGGGTATACGATCTATTTTGGCGAGTTTGTTCCGTGTCTTTTGAAGAGGTTTGCGGTCTAGCTATGGAGTGGGTTAGTCGAGTGTTTTGCGTTTGCGAATGCCTTGGATGATGCCGATGATCTCGGTAAGCGACTTCTTGATTTGATCCCTAGGCGTTTCATCGACTGAGTTCTGACGCAGCTCGGCAAACTCCGTTCGCATCGCCTCAAGCTTCTCTTGCGCTTGCTTCAGTTTTTCTTCGTTTTCTTCCGAAAGTGGTTCTGGCATGGATCGTTCAACAATCAAAAAAGATATGTATTGCGGGTTTTCCGACGATGATGACCTGACCATCCAACAACAGCTGGCGTTGGAGCAGCATGGCTTGGCGGTGAACGAAATACGCAGAGCAAATGAGTCGCTAAAGAATCGCTGCCTAGCTACGGTCGGAGCGGCGTCGTTTGCATTATCGTTTGGTTCGATGCTCTCGATTGAGTCAAAGCAATTTGGATTGCTGACTTACCTATTGGCCACTCTGGCATGGGGGACTGCGGTAGCTATTGCTGTCGTAGCCGTGCGATCATGCATTCCGACAACTCACGATGTCGTCTTGCCGCCTACTGTCTCAGCGACATACAGGCACTACCTAGCGAAGGACATAAACGAGCTTTTTGATCAGGCAGTTGCAGACAGTTTGGTGATCTACAACAGCGAGAAAGAGACTGCCAAAGTGCTTTCACGGCGGCTATCCATCATGGTCGGCCTGCTGATTTCCTTCCTTATTCTGATTTTCGCACTATCAGCGATACCGGTAGCTAACCCGTAAATCTTGGCTAAGCTGACGGGATGACTAGTTCCAGCGAGCGTGTGTAGTGGCAAACTCACTGGTTAACAATTGGCGACTTCCCCCCACCCCGAGTAGGCAGCGACTTCGAGTCAGCGAGGGTCATAGCCATATCTAATTGACGTACTCCCCACGAATAAATTCAGGGGTTTTACGCTCGCATTTGATAAGATGCGTGTACCAAGCATCCGACACTCGTGCACAAGTCTCAGCGACTCGCACTATCGACTCAGTAAGGATTTTGCTTTCATTAGATCCCGTTCGCAATTGTCCTTGATGGAGTTCTAGGCCGCTGGCGCCACACACGCTGTCAATGAGTGACTGTTGCTTGGTTGTGCGTCGTTTCGCACCTGTTTGCATGCGCAACCACCTAAGCGTTTCACCCAGGTCAGTAACTCGGGACCCATCATCTTCTACAAAGACATCAACAAAGTCTCCGTCAGGGTACGTGAATGGAGTCGTGACGCGAATTAAGTCGGAGATTCGCGTGCACCTAAAAAGGCTTCCCAAATCACGCGAGAGTTCATTACATGGATCAATCATCAAACAAATCTCCGGTCGTTAATTGCCAAGCCATACCGCAAAAAACACGAACGTTACTTGTACCCAGACTCCGATCAGCATCACACGAAACGCCTTTGCACGAATTGCGTTGCCCGCTCGCTCGCGTTCCACCGATGCAATCTCATCGCGTATCATGTTGGCTACCGCCACGTCCTCAGACTCGTCAATGATGCTTTCCCACAAGTCATCTTCTGACAATGATCCGGGTATCACGGCATCCATCGGAACCCATACGTAACTTGCCGCCGCAAACACAAACAGGGATGCAATCGATGACGATACCAGCAACACCAATGGCGACGAACCACTAGACCACATTTCGCCAGCTCCAAAGAAAGTTGCTAATGCAGTTCCGCCCCCTGCAATCAACGCGGCACGCTCTCCGAGGGATTTATTGGCTGCAATTATCGACTCCCGGCTTTTCTGCAATCGCTCATAAACCAATCTTTGCTGCAACCTAACTGACATGACACAAAAGCCTTCAAAAAAGCCATCAGAACCGCCACCAAAGCCCCAACCAAGGCCAACCAGACCGGCACAAACGACACCGATCAAGCGTAGTGCAGGGTCGGACAAAAAGAAAGACAAGTGACCATCTCGGGTCAGCATCGCTTGGTTGCTCGCTGGTACCGCCCCACCCATCGAACACACATCAACTTCGCGATTGCCTGCGAGAACTGCATCACAGCCCGCAGGATTGAGTCTACCGACGTATCTAGGTAAAGGCAGCCGTTGTCGATTAGAAATTGGAAATAGCTTTATTCGCCAGTATCTTGGCAGGAAGATGGCACAGTCATGAGCATCGAAGATAAGAGAGAACACGCGGGTCAAGCAGATCCCGCGATCAGCGTCATCAACGTAGCCGACTTAGGCACCAAGCTTGAAGCCAATTGCTCTAGGGTCGCAAAAGAGACCGCAAGCAAGGTCTTGAATGCTATTCGCAATCGGACATGCGGTTGCGACAAGCTTGAGCGGACTGGCGAGTGTTGAGGCAAATCATGAATTGGATACAGCAGTTGCTAGCGGTTTCATTTCGGCAACGAATCGACTACGAAGCAGAGCAGGCATACAAGGAGGCCGTGGCTTGGTACATGGATTTCCAGCCGTCAAGCGATGGATACGAACTTGTCTTGGAGTTCGCAGAAGCCAAGTACGATGAGATAAAAGCCACGTTTGACGTCATCGACAAGAAAGCAGAGTGGTGTTTTGGGTTGGCATCGGCGGCGTCTGCGGCCGTAATCGCGTTTCCGGAACGTACAGGGCTGTCTTTTGTCGCAGTCATGCCCGTTGTGGCGATCTTGCTATGGAGCATGCATCTGGCATTGCGTAGTCGCGTGCCGTGTGACGTGCCGTCATCATTCGGCGTCAACGATGCAATTGAGCGGCACGAATCCACTGGGAATCTACCGGCATGGAAGGCAGCCAGCTTGCACTGTGCGACAAAGGGCATGGAGCAGATCGTAGCTTGGAAAACCGAATCGCTGGTCTATGCGGTGAGGATGCTAGTTGCAGCTATGATTGTTCTTTGCTGCCTTCGCTTGGTTTCTGAGTTTTGGGCGTAGGCTTAGGCTTCGGCGTATCCTGCGGGGGTTTTTGATTCGGAACGTACGATCGCACGATCCGAGTCGTGGGGTTTGGCGGCGGCTTGGAAGGTTGGTCGCCGCCAGAATCCGAACTAGCCATTGGAATGCCTTAGCCAATCGTGACTTTGATGTCTAACGCTTCGCAGATCGTGACGTAGTTCGTGAGGGACAGATTGTTTTTGCGTCGCTCATTAACCACTTGGGAAAGAATGTACCTTGCGATTCCAGTCTGTCGCGACACTTCGCTAAGCGACATGCCGCTTTCCATTGAATTCGTCAGCTCTTTTCGGATTGCGTCGTACATCCGGCCCATGGTCTTATCAACCTTTTTGCTGATCTCGGATTGTTCTGCTACTGCCATAGTCATCATCTTCGCTTGGTTACCCCCAACCATTCTTCCATGCGACAGTAGTCGTGAGCCAATCGTGACTTTGATGTCTAACGCTTCGCAGATCGTGACGTAGTTCGTGAGGGACAGATTGTGCCTTTGGCGGTCATTAGCCAATTCCGAGAGAATCGACCTTGCGACACCTGTCTCGCGAGCTAGTTCACTTAGCGAAACGCCATTTTCCTTGCATTTAATCAACTCTTTCCGTACGACGCTGTACATCCGGCCCATGGTCTTATCGACTTTTCGGCTGATTTTCGATTGTTCTGCTACCGCCATAGTCATCATCTCCGTTTGGTTACCTTCAGCGTCCCTTTGCAACCAACGGCGCTCAATACCTTAAAAATCGACCTAAACGTTAGATTCGGTATATCCTCGAAACGCCCGTTTCGAAGATTGCTCACAATCGTCCGGGTTATCCCAGCACGATTCGATATCGAACTCACGCTCTCGCCCCGCTCTAATGCGGCGCGAACCTGCTCTTGGATCGCCTCAAGCATCGCCAAATACTCCGATTCTTCGACGTCCGCGTGATCATCCACTGTAGTTGTAGTCGACACTTGTTTTTGGTATTTCCTGAATTAAAGTGTGCTTTATAAAGAACACTCGTGCAGGCACTCAAAGGGTTGCGAAATCGTCCTCACCAACAAAATCGTTGGTGAGGACATGCGGTCGAGAGGACTCGAACCTCCACGGGATTATCTCCCACTAGGCCCTCAACCTAGCGCCCTTTTCTTGCTCTAGCAGGGTGTCCATCCCTCTCTTTCGGGATGCCTGGACGGTGCGACCGGAACAAACGTTCTTGTTTGCCCCCCAAATTGACACCTCCCACTGAACTAGATGCAGACATCTATGCCGTTACGCAATCGCAGACCTAGATTCTCACCAACCTAGCGAAAGCAATTGCACAGCGTTCAATGGAAGGACATCCCACACCACATCAAATCAGACTCTCATCATGCTCCTAACCGAAGTTCGAACTAACTACCTCAACGATCACCCACACGGCGTGAGCGAGACCACCAAGGCCTATCTAACAGCCTGCATCCAGTGCTATTCAAGGTTTCTTGAGCGACCAGCTGTCACTTGTGATCTAGAGCGTTCCGCCTTTAACACCTACATCGATTGGATGACCGACAATCGCGCATGGGACACCGTCAGAACACAACGCTCCGGAATCCTCATGCTCTGGCGATTTGCTGCCGAAAACAAGCTCGCTGAGTACCCACTGCGCATCCGACTACCCCGCGAGAAAGAACGTCTGGTAAGGGCCTGGACTGTCGATGAAGTAGCGGCCCTAAGGGACTACAGTGCATCAATCCCAGGATGCTTCCGCAACTCCCACATGAAGATCGGGTCCTATCTCAGCTCCATCATTTCGTGCGGTTACGAAACGGGATTCCGCCTAGGGGATATTCTGACACTCAGACAGTCAGACCTGATCCAAGGGCCCCTAACACGGGTCACAATCACCGAAAGAAAAACGGGCAAGATCGCGCGTCGCACCCTGACCCCTCACACCGTCTCTCTAATCGACTTGCACGTCAGACGGTCTAACATCACTGCCGGGCCTATTTGGCCACTTTGGGGCAAACGTGAGGCCTTTTATCGCATGATAAGGAAGGTCGTTACACAAACGGGCATACGACCAGGGACGTTCAAGTATCTCAGACGGACGGCCGCCACGAATGTTGAGCAGCTTCGCAAGGGTTCTGCGACGGACTTCCTGAACCACAGCTCGCCCACCGTGACCAAGAAAAGCTACGTCGATCTAGACCAAGTCGATGAACGTCTCATCACCGTCACGCCTCTTCCGGCGGCTTAATTACCGAGATTCGATCTTTACAATCGATCGATCTTCGTTGAACTCAAAATGCCACTTATTCCAGCCGAGGAAGAATGCGGCATTGGCTGCCGTCGTCTCGTCGACCACCATCCTTACGCCACCGCTGAATGCAGCCAGCGTGGCTATCTCATCGGCCCCCTTGTACTGGATGAGCCAATAGATGATTCCCTCTTGGGGAATGCCGTAGAAGTGGGCAACGACTTCGTAACCCTCCAACGGCGGCGGTTCTAGCTCGAGCCCCTTCATGCCGTCGATATCTGCGTCGATCCAATCCACGCTATCTGCCTTGTTTTGATTGCCTTGTCGCCGTAGATCATTCCACGGTCTCATGAGGCATTCTAGCTTGTTTCTCAGCACTGGGCAGACGGTTTGGTTTTCCTGTGTTTTGCTCGTCAGATCCAAGCTTGGTAGGTCCAGCCAGTTCTTAGCTCCGAAACAGGGGGCTTCCTGACTGCTTGCGTTCGCGAAGGTCGCGAATGTAGGCGGCCCGGGCATACGAACTCGCTCTTGTCGCACTTTCGTCGACCATCGATTCGATATCGCAACCCATGGACTCGAGGTTCCTGCTGCTCTCATGCTTGATGTAGTGGTGGCAGTTAGCACACCGAACACACCAATCTGAGATCCCAGGGCTGATCTCCCTCTTGGATGACAAGACAAACCCACGCTTGCTCTCGCAAAAACAGCATTCACCTCGCACATGCCATTTGTACCGGTCCATCCCAGTCACTCCTCAAAGTCTTAGGCGGAGCAGCTACCCCGCCGCACCGCTGATTTCGTTTCAAAATTTACCCCCTGCGCGCGCAAATGAATTTCCATGAAATTTGGGTAGTGCGCGCACCCCGGGGTATCCCCCTCACCACCTAATGAAAATAGATCATTGAGTGCCAAGACGGTTGTGATATGCAGTGTGCCGTATTACGGGCGAGCGAAACTTTCCTCCGGCCATTGAACCGGCGTGAGTTTTGTTCTTGATTGTGATTTATGGACCAGGACGCTCCCCGGGGGATAAACGGATCAACTACCGTCTCGTTGCCTGGATGCTGCCGCAGCAGTCTCACTTTCGGTTTCGCTCTAAACCTCTCTCTGCGGATTGCTCCGCCGGTTACCCAACCGAGTGTTCGTTGACTCGGGTTTTATTTTTTTACAGAACGGTCTTTTTGTGTTTCCACCGGGATTGGACGTACTGACTCATAACCCGTGGCCACTGCGATTGTACGAACCGCGATAGGCAATGAAAAAACCCGTGACCTTGCGATCACGGGTTTAGTCGCCAGTGGCTATTTGGAGTCGACTGCCCACCAAGAAGCAATCGCCCAAAATTGGCGTTGGATTTTCCTTGATGGGTAGTCGATCCGGAAGCTAGCCACAGCTCTACCGATCGCGTTGCAGCCAAGATCACTTACACCCGGTCGGATCTCAATCCTTCGGGCTAGCAAACTTGGCCGCGTACCTAGACGCGAAGAATTTTGCTTTCGCCCGTAATTCCGCCAATTTTGTAAAAATAGCTGAAGCGAGGGCGTGTCAGTGACTGTGGTCGGAATGCCCCAAACCAACTCCCCCATTTGGTGAACTGTCTGTCCGGACGGCTATGACAAGTTGTCCAGCGTCGGACAAGTTGTCCAGTCGCCATGCCAAAAACGTTGGTTTTTTGATCCGTCACTATGACAATTTGTCCGACTCCAGCTTGTCGGCCAGCCCCCTCCGTTGGAATGACGGACCTCGTTTTCGGATGACAAGTTGTCCAAATGGCGTGTCTGGTCGCACACTTTTGCGGCTGAAAAAAACTTTGCGGTAGTGGCCAACTTTCGGAAGATTGGGCAGAAATTGGCCACCAAAGTATTTTTGGCCACCTGAATCTGCTCGCATGTTTCCGTGACAAGTTGTCTTGGTCGATGCGATTAGGGGCGTGGAAATGCGTCTAGGTATGCATGGAAACCATGACCCGAAAGACAACTTGTCCGGATAAGGCGAATCACACGCCGTGTCCGGATTCGTATCACGATTGGTGGCGATGGTCCGAACGTATGCAACGGACCCATCGTCAGACGCGATGCCGTTGTTGCGGGCTCTGGGTGGTGTGGGTTCCGGGACGATCTCAGACAACTTGTCAAAAGTGAAACAAATGAACTTGAACGATTACGCGGCGGAAGTCCACGATGCCAACGCCAAATGGTGGCATGACATAGAGACCGGCGAACGTATTGAGCGAAACAAGGGCGAGATGCTTTGCCTGATTCATAGCGAGGTCAGTGAATGCCTAGAGGGTGTCCGAAAGGATCTCATGGATGACCATCTGCCTCACCGAAAAATGGAGGAAGTCGAATTGGCTGATGCTTTGATTCGGATACTCGACTACGCAGCCGGGCATGGTTTGGATATCCAAGGGGCGTACGACGACAAGATGGCTTACAACGCGAAACGGGTAGACCACAAGGCTGAGAATCGCCAGATGAAGGGAGGCAAGAAGTTTTGATTGGATTAGCTGACGGCAATGAAGGCGGTGGAGTCCAAACCTGCGAGATGTGCGATGGAGCGAAAGTCATCCACACTATCAAGGTCCTGAATATCACCTGCCCGCTGTGTGATGGCTCTGGTTCGCTGTCTGACGAACGTCGACGACGGCTGGCCATCGGGCTGAAATACCGATCCTACCGTGAGAATAGCGGTCTTGGGCTGCGAGAAGCTGCCCTGCGATGGGGGATGAAACCTAGCGAACTGAGTCAAATAGAGCAGGGGAAGTCAGAAAACTTGTCATGGCGTCCACCCGGGTACGCGGAATACAACGCTTGAATTGGAGCATCGGTCATGGGGATAAGACTCACTACCTACATCGGCCCCTACCTGGATGCCCCGCGTGAATTCGATTACATGCCGTGGGATCACCTCGTGCAAGATGGCCGATGCGAGGCGGATCCAAATGGTGATCGCTGGATACTCATTCCGAATACCCCAGTCGCCGGCATCACCCGTGACATGGTCATTGATCGACATGGTGGCCAAGAGATGGCCCAAATCACACCGGCATTGATCGCACGTGAATGCGGTGCGTTTACCAGGCACTGCAAACCAATGCTTGACTACTGCGAAGAGCACGTGGTGGCTATCCATGGCCATTGGGGAGTGGTTCCATGTTGGTCGTGATCCCCTGTGTGACGCGGTCACCATCTCGCAGCAAAGGATGACAATTGAGCGATCCGCAATGAAAGTAGCTATCCGCAAGACCGATGGAGCCCTATTCGCGGCATCCTACCCCATGACCCAAGATGAGTGCTCGCAGATGCTTGTTAAGTCGCGTGGTATCTTTGGTTTCTTTTTCCGTCGCATCAAATGGCAGCCTCGCAAGTGGTGCAACTGCGCGGACAGTGGGTTGTCTATGAGCAACCATGGGTTCCAGAGTGGGGAGATTTTTGGATAACCGATTTGCCCGGCCAAGTATCTAGCGAGCTGTCGCCAGTCGCGACAATTGAGACTCAAACAGTCTGGCAACATCGCGCATCATCGCCCCGCGTTGCTGGACCGGCACGTTGACGTAGTGGACCATCCACGCGGAGTCCAGTTTCTGCTTGAAGTCATCGAACCAGAATTCCCAATTCCAACGGTCCTCTAGTTCAAATAGCTCGAACGGCTCACACTGACGCTCAATCCAAAACTGCTCATCGCAGTGGGTACACGGTAGCCGCTTTTGCGGGGGCCTCCATATTCCTGCATGCTCTCGCGAACAAACCACGACACCCGTATTCAGCATGTAGGGGTAGTTCTTCTCGGGTAGCCCCTGAGAGTCGGCTACGTTCTTACGCTCAATCCAGTATTTCCAAGTCGTCGGCAACAACCGCTTTAGGTCATCGTGCATCGCGATCATGTTACGTGGAACTGCTTTGAAGATGTTGGGGGCCCGTGGCGAGACCATCACATCCGCATCGAGAAATAGCGTCCGATCGTACATCGAAACCAGGGGCTGGAGTCGAAACTTTTCGATCCCCCACCAATACTGACTCGTGCCAGTCAGCTGGACGTAGTCCGCACCGCACTTGTCTGCATAGCGTTTCATCCACGGACCGCATATTTCCAACAACGGCTCATGCTGTGGACCGGTGGCTATCGTGACCACCAACCGCTTGCGTCTCTTACGGGGTAATTGTTTGAGATCTTCCGGCACGCGAACAAACTTGCCCTGCGCAAGATCCATCGCGTGGGGATGCACCACCATGCGGCCATCACGCGTCCTAGACGTTCTTGCCAGCTGCATCATCGCGTACTGCGTCAGAGGCTTGGGTAGATCGATCTCGCCCCGCTTATGTGCCTGAAACAATGCCTTTGTTAGATCAACCAATGAGAGTCCCTCCACCGCTGAATAACTCGCCCGGCATTAGGACCGGAAAGTATTTGACCGAAACGATGCCACCCATCGTGAGCTGCAAGTCCCCTATCCGAGAGTATTCGATAGCCAGTGTTCCGAGGTTCTGCCCTTCGGGCGGCAACTG